CGATAGCTTCTGAACGCACTCGTCTAGGAAGGCGGTCTTGCTCTTGGCAGAACCGGTGCCCTCCAGTTGGACACCGTGGTACTCAGCGGACTTCATGGCTAGGTCGGATGCGATGAGCATGGTCTCACGCATGTCACCAAGGTCCTCGCGGGACATGGGGATGCCGGCTTCGGACATGGTGATGATGGTCCACAGACAGTCGGAGTAGTGCTGGATGCAGTAGGGCGAGAGCTTGTCCGTGTCGGGCCAGTCGATCAGGATGCGACGGGCCAACTCGGCTGAGGCAAGCAAGGTGTTGTGCGTGTCTTGTGCTGCGTAGTCGAGGAACTGCGGATCGTGGGGGGACCTGAACTTGCCGTCCTTGATGGTACGCTTGTACGCATGAGTACCGAGGACAGGACCGAGAGACTTGAGGGATCGCTCTGGCCTGAGTTCCGAGTGCAGATAGTTAAGGATCGAGAGGTCATACAAAGTTTTGCTGTGTGGGGGCAGAGCGAACTGAAAGCGGTGATCGCATGCGCGAAGGAACTGCAGATCAAAGGGCAGGTTCATGCCGAGGATCGTGTCGGCCCAGGTAAGCCAACGATGCAGGAGTACGCGATCCTTTTCTACATCCATGTGTAGGGTGAAGGTGCAGCATGGCTTGGCCTTGTCCATAGTGACATGAGCAAGGTAAGTCTTGGCGCACGGGCACGAGTGGACCTCGGTGGTGATGGTGCAGGTGAGGACCATGTTGTCCTTCGAGACGCCGTCGGTTTGCATGGCGCGCTGAGGATGGAACACGGACTGTGAGGGGAGAGATTGACCCTTGGCGTTGGCGACGCATGAGCCGTACGTCTCGATGTCAAGGGAGATCAGTTTCATGGGGCAGCCTTTTGATTGAGGTAGTCGGTGAGGAAGGTGCGGGCTCGGTCGATGAGATCGAACGCTTCTTCCCAGTTGCCAAACTCTTCAAGGGTGTAGTCAAGGAATGCGTCGTCGAGATCCTCGAGGAGTTCGGTTGCTTCCTTGGTCATGTTCTTCTTCTTTTTCATTGTCTGATTCCTTTGGATGAATCTGCAGTGTGTCGTTGCGGACGACGGTGACTTGGTGATCCATGAAGTGGCGGATGCGTCCGTCGTCAAGGACCACTGCGTAGCAGGCGTTGGTGTACATACCTGGGCTACAGATGTACAGGAGGTACCCCTCACCGAGTGGGGTGTTGACTGGGATGAGTTGCTGGAACTCGTGTATCTGGTTGTGCATGGATCTTCTCTAGCTCAAATAGTTTTCGCATGGCATGACGCAGCTTCATGATCTCCATGAGTGCTGACTTGCACGATGGGCATGACGAGGACTGTAGCGTTTCGATCAACGTGTCCATGGGTCAGTTCATCTTGGGGTTCTTTCGGAACTCATCGTTCCAGTGGTTGGCTTCCGCTGGGTCGTTGGGTGAGAAGGGGGTGACAATGCGTGGGCTGGATGCTACGGGCATCTGGCCGATGATGGCTGAATGGACAAGGGTCATGTGGTCGGCGACGGGGTGGAGGAGGTTGCGAGAGCGGAGCACGGCGGCTGGGTGGAACGTGGTGAAGAGTTGCCAGTCTCCCCATAGTCCGGTCGGTGTACCTTGTCGGTTGAATGCAGAGGTTAGCGACCAGGGCTTGGGCTGTGTGAACTTGGTGACAGTGGAGATGGCGTGGGCACCGACGCAGAGCAGGATCTTGGGAACGTGGGGGGCAATGAGTTGGCCAACGGCATTGAGATCCTGAGCAGAGAAGGCAGGGAAACAAGTGCGGAAGTGACGGGGCTTGGGTGGTGCAGCGGCTGGCGTGTAGCAGCGGGCTGCGTTGAGGAGGATGACTGAGGCGTGAGGCAGGATGGATGGGAGGTAGATCTCCTTGAGCATCTTGCCTGATGGCCCAACGAATGGCTCGTTGAAGCGGTCCTCTTGGAAGCCTGGGTTCATGCCGAGCACTGCGACGATGGGTGTGAGGGGTGAAGGTAGCAACGACTCAGAAAGAAAAACCCCGGGGACTCCAGGGTTCTTCGCGTGCTTGTGCAGTTCGCAGGCAGTGCAGGATGGGGCGGGGAGTAACAGTGGTAGGTTCATGCGGGCTCCTTCTGTGGGGGGATGCACCAATCCCAGATGGCTTCGTACTGATCTGGGATGATGAGCTTGCGACAGAGTTCGTGCTGATCGCGGTCGATCATGAAGGCGTAGGGGAAGAGCTTGTCACCGTCGGGGTGAGACTCGATGATGCAAAGGGTTGGGTAACGGGCTCCTGTGTCCTCATGGCGCAGATCCACAAGTGTGATGGCGGGTATGGGTCGCTGCTTGAAAGCGTGCCACAGAGTACGCAGGTTAGTTCCGTTGGCTTCAGATGGCATAGTGCGGATCCTTCTACTGGTTGGCAAGACACTGACCAATTCCTGTGATGAGCTGGCATGCAACGGGCACGGCATCCAGCGGGGACTCAACCTTGAACCACTTGTCGTGATTGTACTGCTGACGGAGAGTCTGTGCATCAATGCCGAAGCCGAAGCCGACGGTGAACACGGGAATGGGAATGTTGTCAACGATGTGACGGACGCTGGAGATGCCATCGTTGAAGGGCTCCTGATTGTGGTAAGGATCTTCGACGCCACCGCAGGGTGCACCGTCAGTGAGATGGATGATGATCTTGGTTGCGTCGGGGTGATGAGCAAAGAGGTAATCGGACGCAGACTTGATCGCGGTTGCAGACGGAGTGCCACCGGTGGGGTACGAGTAGAGGAGAGCGGAGTCAGTGTCGAGGCGACGCATGCTGCACACGGGGATACTGCTGTCTGCAGATGGATCAGACTTGGTGTGCACGAAGTAGTCGCTGTCATCGGCAACGCAACCGCTGCAGTAAGCGAAGGAGGACAGCGAGACGTTGGATGCACGAGCCAAGCCGTCCTTGAGACCGGCAAGGAATGCAAGCGCTTCCTGCATCACGTTGTGACTGGGCTCGTACTTGTGGGTAGCGAGGTCGATCTCCGTGGGGTAGACATTGAGGGACATGGACGAGGAAGAGTCAAGGACGACGGCGATTGCGATCTGGCCGTGACCTGCCTCGGGGGGGATGGAGAAGATACGCGGATCGTTGAAGGCTGCAAGGTTAAGCAGGCTGCCCTCGTCGAGCACACCCTGGAGTTGGGCGTGGTCAGTGGGTGGTGGGGCAGGCACGTGCCACGCAGCAGCACTGATGGCCTCTGCGATGGGAGCACGGACCTTGTCTTGCAGGCGCTTGGACTTGGCGGCGTACTCACGCAACTTGGGATTGCGTGCAAGGACGGGGGCCATCTGCTCTTCAGTCATCATGTCGTAGAAGATGGATGGTGGGGGTATGCCCACACAGGGCGAGTCGGTGGGTTCCCACTGAGCATCTTCCTTGGACGGCTCGATGACGCAGTCACCGCTTGTGTGCTGCTTGCGGTGGAAGGACTCGTCCTTGTCGGGGGTACCGTCGATACCGAGTCCGCTGCTGCCACGACGAGGAGTGGTACTGCGCTTGGGCTTCTCCTCGTGGGGGGACAGGACGCGGGCCAGGTAATCGACGAGTTCGCTGATGGCAAAGATGTGTTCTTCGTTGGTGCGACACTTGGAAAGGATGCCGGGCCATGCTTGGACGGCGAGGTCATAGGCAGACTTGAACTGCTTGGGGAACGGGATGCGCTGGTCGGGTGCAGCGTTGAGGTTCCATGCAAGGGCCATGCAGAAGCGACGGAGTTCCGAACGGTACTTGCTCTTGGTCTTGACAGCCGAGGCAACCTCCTCCGTGGGGGGAAGGAGCACGGAGTCTTGGGCTTCGAAGATGGAGTGCCAGCCCGGCCATTGGGTAAGGATCTTGGTGCGGATGTCACGGACACAGGCTGCGTACCAGACGTCAAGCACGCAGTCAGCATGGACAGAAAGAATATCGCAGCAACCACTTGGCATAGGTGGAAGGTTGGTGTTCTTGAGCAGGTCGGCCACGAACATGAGACCGTGGTAACCGATGTTGAGGCATGCGTTGTCACGCTCCATGGACTCGAGGCCATAGCCGGTGATGGCATCGGCCAGGGTGTAGATGTCGGGAACGTGGTCAAGCATGCGGTCAGAGATGAGACTGCCGGGGATGTAGATGCTGGGTCCCCGGTCGGTCATTGGGTCATAGGGTGTGTTGGGGTTGTCCCAGATGTCACCGTGTCGATAGGCATTGATGAAGTTGTTGACGATGTCAATCTTCTCGCTGGCATTGGGCTGTCGCCTCCAGTCTGCTACGTAACGGTCCATGTGGCCGGCGAAGGCTTCGATGGCGGATGAGATGGAGAGACGCTCGATGGTCTCGAGGGGCACGTAGTTAACACCAATAGGGCGGCAAGCCCAGAGAGACCATACCTTGTTGGTGATCTCACTCGTGCGGTTGAGGATGTTGCGCTTGTCAGATCCATCGTCGGTGTCGAACCAACCGCTGGTGTCGATGTCGAAGTTGTCAAGGATGCGTTGAAACATTAGAAGGGCTCCGCGTTGGTGGTGGTGACGGTGTCGGACACGAGGCCGGGGAACTTGCCGGCGAGGAGAGTGGCCATCGCTGCGCGCTTCGAGTGGTCCTCGATCTTGGACAGGATAGTATAGCGCAGGGACTGCTGGCCGTACTTGGCGATGTCGGAAGCGGCGGCAAGCAGTTCGCGGGTGGAGATGGGCTCGTGCGTGGAGTTCTTGCCTCGGGTGTTGGAGGCGATGTGAGCGAGAGCAACGCACGAGTCGATGTCAAGAGTGGTACGACGCTGGAGCAGCATGGCCTCCTTGGGGGTGGGCAGGTAGGTGACTTCGATGACACGCGAGAAGCGGTCGCGGAGGGCCAGGTCAACGGGCGAGGCACCGAGATACTTGGCACCCATGTTGGTGGTAGCGACGAACGTGGTGTTGGGTCCGACGCGTACTGCTGAGCCGCGTTCCTCGATCCACGAGGCACGACGGTGGTCGAGCAGAGGCATGAGACCGTTGAGCACGGAGGCAGGTGCGCGGTTGAGTTCGTCGAGGACGACGACGCAGTTGCCAGAGGTGACGGCGCGCACGAACTCGGTGTCCTGCCAACGGATGCTGCCGTTGTGCACGGTGCGGAAGCCGAACCAATCGCGTGGCTCACGGATCACGGAGCAGTCCATGATGAGCAGGCGCTTGTTGGTTTCCTGTGCGAGCCACTGACCGATGGAGGTCTTGCCGCAGCCGGCGGGACCGACGAGGCGCAGGTTCTCGATGCCGGTGGAGGTACCGATGGACATCAGGAACGACTTGAGGTTGTCATCGAGTTCGAGGTCGATGCGCTCGGTGGGGGTAGCGGGCATGGTGCCAGGGACATCGAGTCCGTGGGGGGATGCGGCGAACAGACCGTCATCGAAGGCGGGCTTGTGTGTGTCCATTGGCATGGGCTCCGGTGTGGTGCGTCGAGTAGTCATGGTGGGTGCGGGGTTGGCGGCGTTCATGCGGGCACGAAGGGCTGCAATGGCAGCAGGCGAGAGGTTCAGGTTCATTGGTGAGTTCCTTATGGGTTAGCAGGCTGAGAATCCACCGCACGCGCGGAGGAAGTTGATCCACTCTTCGAGTTTGGATCGGGTGATGGAGTAGACAGGGACCCAGTTGGGGTCACGAGTGGCAACGGATTGTTGCTGTTGGCGAGTGATGAACTGACCGGTGTTCTTGTCGACAAGCATCTCCTCTGATTCCTCGGGTAGAGGTGGAGTCCAGTGGTCATTGCCGGTAGCGTCGTAGTGCGTGGCCTCGAACTCATTGTCGAGGAAGTCCTGGAATTGTTCGGCGATGCGGTTGCACATGGCCTGGTTGTTGGGACCAGCGCCATCGTTGGCACCAAGTCGAGTGAGCATGGTGTCACCGAGGAACTGACATCGGGAACACAGCAGGTAGTGGATGGGACGCCAGGTCCAGATCGAGGCACGAAAGTATTCGCCATCGGTGTGAGATGGCTTGCGTCCATGTACATCAAACCCCATTGTCGTTGTCCTCCTTGAGCATGTGGTAGATCTTTTCGAGCAGGTCACGCAGCAAGTCGACGCGCTTGTTGGTTGCGTCGAGTTGGTTCTGTTGGTTCTCGAAGAGCTTGTGCGCAGTGTCGATGACGTGGTTGTGCTTCTCTTCGAGGGTGTCAAGACGATCGTTGATTGCGTCAATCATGGTGTTGGTTATCCGAAGGGGGACTTGGGATCAGAGGGCAGGTTGTTGTAGTCGTCCGGGTAGGGCGAGTCCTTGTAGAGCGGGTCGAAGGTGGGTGGCTTGGGCTTGAGGTAATCAGCAGGCTTGGGGTTGAAGCCCATCTCTTTGAGGACTTCGGGCATGTGCTTGCCGTTGATGGAGACGTCCTCTTCATTGGCCTTCTTGGGCATGACCACGACCAGACCGATACGATCGGGCTGGCCGGGCAGGGAGATAGGACCGAGGTCGTCCTGCTCCTTGAGGATGGTGGTGCCACGGAGGGAGGCAGCCATCATGAGCTTCATGCACAGCAGGTCGAAGAACTCAACCCACACGCGGTCAGGGGTGCAGTGATCGGGGGACTGTTGCGTGATGATCTCGTGCTGGGCACCGGCCTTGCCACCGAAAGGCGTGGTGGCAAAGCAGTCGTAGTCACAAGCATCGACGCGGTCAGCGACGACGTTGTTGCCACGCGTGCGTGTGCGGGAGATGGAGATGACGGTGCCGTCACCTGCTGCGGTGCTGATAGTGATGGAATGGACAAGTCGATTCACTTGACGATCTCCGAAGGATGGCGTGAGGCTGGCCCGACCCACGATGAGTCGAGCAACAGACGATGAGAGTCATTGCGACGGAAGCGACGGTATCGGTTGTCGCCGATACGGAAGTCGGGGTCGCCTTTGGTGTGGATGCGTACGTTGGCGGTGCGGCAGACACGACGAGGAGGAAGTGCAGCAGCGCTGATCTCTGACTTGCTGACGCTACCGAAGAGAGCAAGGATGGAGCGTGCAGTGAGGTTGTCACTGGACATGAGAGCGGCTGAGTCAACACGTCCGAGGCTGCGTTCGATGAACGAGTCGGCTTGGTGTCGAGTGCGTTCGTTGCTGGAACGAAGGCGTTCGGCGTGCTCCCAGTTGCAGGTGCGGAGGGAGAAGTTGGGCGTGTCGCAACCGTCAGAGTCGATGCGAGGCACGGCGTTATTGGGATCGACCAGCATCACACGACCACTGACGATGCGGATGGGGATGTTACCGAGCGAGAGGGTGTTGAACTTCACATCGGACGGGCGAATGTCGTCAATCTTGTAGAAGGACATGGCGAGTTCCTTATTGAGGTTGGGTCACGCCCCCCACTGCCATGGTGTATGGACAGTGGGGGGACATGACGGTGGGGGTCACGAAAGCTGAGCGTCTTCGCTCGGATCAGACTGCTCGCCCGTGTTGGACAGAGCAGACGGTTGAGCAGGAGCGTCGGTGTCGGAGTCATGACGCTGCGACTTGATCACAGACTGGACAGCCTCGCTGAGAGGCTTGACGCCAGTGACCTTGTTGCGAGCACCGTAGTCCTTGCTGACTTCCTTGCCGACTGAGACAGTGAACACGACGCCTGAGTGCAGAGCCTTCTCAAGCTCGAGGCTGAACATGCGAGTCGTGATGGTGGCGTCACTGTCAAGCTGCATGTCGCAAGCCTTGAGGTAGTGCGCGTAACGCCACACCACGCCGTCGTTGACCAGCGTGCAGTCGGTGTCGTTGTGCAGCGGGGGCAGCAAGTCGAACACCTTGGCGGTACGGCCCGAGTCGAGCGTGATGTCGAGCACGACCGAGATGTTGAACAGACCGGGCTTGGACTTGGACGGACGCAGTTCCACCTTGTTGATGGTGGCGCAGTAGTCACCGGCGGTGATGAGCAAACGATCCTGCATTTCAGTGATGTTCATGGCGAGTTCTCCTAATGGAGGTTAAGTGAGAAGAGTGATGTGGTCAGGACACACGTCGCTGCCACCTGCCCCAGCCTCCCTCCCTTTTTGGAAAGAGGCGTAAGGCGTAAGACAGAACACACAAACAAACACACAAACCCCCATCCCTGCGGGGGCCGCATGGCCCCGCAGGGATGGGGGAGTAGGTCAACTCTTCACCTCATTGGTGAGGGATTGCATACACCTATCAACCTTGGTGATGCCGTGGTCGATTGCGTCTACAAGGTCTGCACTTGTGTCTTCGTGTTGGACTTGGTCAATCACGTAGCTACGGAGGTGCAAGAGGATGCCCCTCAGGTCCTCGAGGCGGACAGCCATCTTGTTGTTGGTCATTGGGTTGTTTCCCATTGGTCATAGTCCTCATGTTGGTGGTTGCAGAACACGATGTTTGAGTCTGGTGCTACGAGCAGTGCGTCACCGTGAGCGTTCTCACAGTGGATGACCTTGGTGTAGCCGTCACCAAGCAGGTCACCGCCGCAGTTAGGGCAGCTGTGGTAGTGGTATGTGCTGCCCGTACGCGTGATGTGGTCTTCATGTGGGTGTGGTTTCATTGGTCGTCCTCCGGAAGGCGGATGCCCATCTCGCTACGAGCGGCGGGCTTGGCAATGGAGATCACGGTGAAGGCCACCAGCGAGAAGGCTGATGCGGCGGCCACGAGGAAGAACACTTCAGTCAGCGTCATGCGTAACTCCTTATGCAAGGATGAAGTAAGAAGCGGGGTTGGGCTACACACCCAACCCCGCACACCAACCACCGGCCCCCTCCCTTTTCAGAAGGGCACGTGCTCTGGGTCGAGGAGGCGGGCATAAGCATCGAGCCCATCCGAGATCTTGCCTGCTGCATCCATGGCATCCAGGTTCTTCTTGTGGAACTGAGCATTGTCGGCGCTGTGGATGAGGTGGTTGATGGTGGTACGCAGACCACGCATGCAGTCGGCCAGGAACAGACGACGACCATTCTCAATTGGGCCAATCTTGTCAGGGGTGACCAGCTTAGCCGCGTACTTGTAGAAGGCATCCCTCACCTCGCGGAAGGTGTTGTATGACTCGTACGACAGGCAGTTGTGCTCGTCCTCGAACTTGAAGGTCCCGTCCTTCATGACATAGATGTGCGGGCACATGGGCACGTTACCGATCACGGTTGTGCTATTAGTGTTGTACACGGTAGTGACTCCTTATGTGGAGGTTGTGTGTGAGTCGGTGGAGGTGTACACCCACCACCACGCGCTCAACCCCTTACGCCCCCCTCCCCTTTTGAAACTTGGTGTATGGCGTTACTATCTCCCCCCGGATCGGGGACACATAGCCGTCAAAAGAAAGCGACCCAGAGGCTCCGTAACCTCTGAGTCGCGATCTGTTACTTCGTGGTCTTGCGCATATACACCGAGAGTTGCTCGGTACGATCCGCGCCCTTGCCGCGGGTTTCGCGCACGATCACGGTATCACCGACCTGCTTCACGACAGGCACAGCAGCGATCCACGCATTCGAAGGCGAGCCGGCCTCGTCGAACGTCTCGTACTGCACGATCGCATACGGACTGGTCACCTTGTTGAGGGTGATGTCGGTCAGGTCGATCACCGCCGCACGGAACTTGACCTTGTTCGCAGAGGGTTGCTTAGCGGACGCGGCCTTCATCAATTCCTCAGTTGTTACCTTAGCCATATCAGTATCTCCTTATGCAAGACAGCGACGATAAGTTGAGGTGTACTCACACCACCAACTGCTGTCATTACCTTCAGCCCTTCTCCCTTTTAATTGTTATAGGACTCACTTCACTGGCGCGCCAGCGCCGGGGGGCCTATGCCCCCCTAGGCCGGAGGCCGTAGTGAGAATGAAAGGGGGAACCCGTCCCAAAATTTCCTTCCGCGTTCCATGGACCCGACCACACTGACCACCCCGACCATGTCTCCAAAAAACCGTACACCCTATAGCCCAATCGCTCACTAGTTTCTCTATTTACCTGGTCTCCCTGGTCAGAAGAGTATAAGTAAGGGAAATACAAGCACTTAGCCTAGACCACACCCCTGGTCATAACCTGGTCGGACGTGGTCACCCCTCCTTGACCACCAGCCCCCTGACGCCCCTAATGCGCTCATCCCCCAATCGAGCCCTAACAAGCTTCCATGTACTCTCCTCAACCATCCTATGAACGAGCTGAGCCTGCGACACCTCCTCCCGATACCCCACTCGAGCCTTCCATTGCTTCCAGATCCCCCACAGATTGGTCGTACTGACGAATCCCCCATCGCTTTCCACGAAATGGGACTCCAAGAAGTCCTGCACGGGGTTGTTCAGGGACTGGAAACGCCCCACAACTTCCTCTGCCGCCGCTGGAACTGGCCACAACTGACTCGAATCGGTCTCCTCAAGCAGTTCCTTAGCCCCCTGCAGCGCCCACGCCGCAATACCCGCAGTCTCCGCAGCCAACTTTGACGCCAACTGCAGGTCCTCCCGGCCCAAAAAGCTATTGGTAAACGGCAGAACCAGCATCTTGCTGGCCAAACCCTGCCCCTTATTGGGCAACTTGGGGATCTCATTGCTCTGAACCACCAAGAAACCCGGGATCACCACATCCCGGATGGGCTCCATGTACTTCCTATCAATGCTTACCGGGTCCCCACCCACGATGTTTTTTAGTGACGCGACCGCCAATTCACTTTCCCTGGAGTTCAACGCCCCAAATTCACTTACGCTCAGCACCCTAGCCGCCTCTGCACCCCACAACCCAAACTGACTGGCCAACTGAGCCATGCTCAGACCCCTGAAACCATCACCCATCAGGTTCTTCACCACCCGCATGATCGTTCCCTTGCCGCCACGGACCCGTCCCTGCATCAAAAGCCACCGCTGCCACCGTCTCCCGGGCATCAACATCGCCCCCATCGCCCTCTGCAGCAGGCTCTTCCACTTCTCATCGCCCCCACTCCACTGTTCCAAGCACGCCATCCACGTCGGACACACCGCCGACGGGTCCCACGCGCACCCCACAACCACCGGCTCAAAGAACAGCTCGTCCCTGACCACCGTCTTGCCCGTCAGTACATCGACAACCACATCCTCAAACGCAACGCACCGCTCAAGCTCCGGCGTATCGACCACATTCCCCAGCCACGCCGGCGCATAGCTCTGCTTCAACCGAATCAACGCCCTCAACGCCTGCTGCACGTTCATCACGGTCTGACTCGTAGGCCCCAATCGCCTTGTGTTGATTCCCGTCGGCGTCGGCGTCTGGATGTGCGCATCCTCCATCGCCAACCACAGCGCCTCCTCCAACCATCGCTCATCCCTGCGCACCCATTTACCCGCGTACCACTCCCACGGCTCGCCCCGCCACTCCCAAATACCCATGCGCCCTTGCGGTGTCGTCCACCTTGCCCGCAAAATAGCCCTAGCAATTGCCATGGGCTCTGCACTGTTCAGCGGGTTCCGTTGCGTCAAGACTTTCATCGCGTATCCTCCTGTTGTTCAGCCCTCTAAGGAGCCTCTATGTCCAGCATGAACTTTCCGAATCTTCCGTTGCCCACGTCTACCGGCAATCCAATGAGCAACCCAATGGGTCGGAGCTACATGTCCGACCCCAATGCAAACCTGTCTTTTGCTAAGAATTCGGGCGCGGCTTCGGGTGTTGTTGGAGGCGGCGGCAGGGCAGCTCCGATTAGTCTGGAACAACAGATCCAAACGCTGACTCAGGAGTGCGCCGAGTATTCTAAGGCAAACCCCGGTGGACCGCAAGATCAAAACTGCCAACAGCGCCTAAATCAGCTGATTCAAAGCCGAAACACAGCTGCCCCTTCGCCAAGTCCTGGCTACTCAGACAGCACAACCCAGGACCAGCCAGAGAGCAGTGGCAGTGGGCGAAATAAGCAGCAGGCTCGTGCGGGAGCACCCGTAGACCCGGGCACAGACGAGATTGAGCGTCTCACCTTGATCCTTAACGCAACCCAGGATCCTTACCTTCGAGCTCAACTTACGTCCCGCATCCATGACATCCTGTACACAAAGCGAAAGACCATGGAGAAGGAAGAATCGGAAGCACGCCGCACAGCATTCCTTGAGCGAAAGCAACGTGGTGATGCTGCAAGGCAAAAGAACCTTGCTGACCGCAAGGCCCAAGCCGAGACATCCCGCAAGCGTATTGAAGCAAACGCAACAAAGAACGCAGAAGCCGACGGCAGCAACCGAGGCGCATATGCCACTGCCCTTGCAGAAGGTCGCATTACTCCAGAGGAGTACGCCCGCCTTATGGGCGACACTCTCGGCGAAGGCTCCAACGTCACTACTGCCCCGCCTCCTCCTCCAAACCCAGTTGACGTTGTGAGCTCCAAGGAGTTCTTGGATCTTGCTAGGTCTGTTGCTCCACAGCCCAAGCCGCCAACCATTGTGCCTGAACAAGCCAAGATTGGTGGTGTTGTTCCCCAGACCCCAGGCGAAGCAATAACTGCTGCACGTGCCCGCCGCATTAGCCAACAGCACAGTCGAACACCTACGTCACCATTCCCACCTGCTGAAGCAAATGTTGGAGGGGTGCCCGATCATTTGAAGCCGCTGCCGCCAGAGGGACCTGGTCGTCAGTTTGCAAAGGCCCCTGACAATCTCAGCGTTCAGCCCAACACCCCAATGTTTGGAAACCCCAACAACAGGGAGTACGGCAGGGACTTCCGCACCAACCCAATGCAGGCTTATGCAGATACGGTTGGTGGCTACGCGGGTGCAGCTGGCAATCTGGCTGCTCAAGCTTTTGGTGATCGCCTTGCCCCTATTCGACAGAAGGCAATGAACGGCGAAATTTCGTGGGAGCAGTTCCGCAAGTTTGAGGAAATGTACAACGCTGGCAGCATCTTCCCAGGCGAAGGCGAATTCGGAGCAATAACGAGCGGATACGGAAACATTGGCCCCTAATCTGATGTACATCTCCTTCGGTGGGGGGATGCGCCTTGTCGGTGAGGACTACATGATCCGAGAGCTCTCTGCTCTTGGCTTGTCTCGCCGCGGCTTTCGCCAGCTCTGCCGCAAGCTACAAGTCCCACTTATCCACGCACCCGGCGATCGCATCCTCGTCGACCTCATCGCATTCATGTTGGCGATGCGCACCATCTCACGACCCGGTGCACCTGACTTCTCGCTGCCCGGCTCCCAGCATCGGCCTGGTACACGCAACTCGCTGCCTTCGCAAGAACTGATTGACGCAATGCCGGAGACCGTCTCGCTCCTTGAGAACGGTCGCAAGATGTTTGGCATAGTCAAACCCGGCACCTTAAGATCTGCTGCCGGCGAAGTGGTCGCTCGGCTCAAGGACACGCAGAGCAAGGTGCAACAGTAATGGCTGAATACACATCCAACGAGATCTACAAGTTCCTTAAGATCTTTGCCGACAAGATGGGCTATAAGTTGGATGCGGATAAGCGCGGCCCCTTTGAGTACGAAGGCAAGCTGAAGCAGGGCGGCCCAACTGTGGCCAACCAGATGCTTGCCGAGCTTGCCCGCAAGGTTGTGTCGTCCGGACTGATTGGCGACCTTGACATGCGCCAGGCATTTCTGGACTTCTCAGGTGAGCTGGAAGCAGCCGATACCCATCGCCGTTTGAAGCGCGAAGTTGCTAAGGCGCCTGGCAAGGAAGCAGAAGTTCGCGTACCCATCCACTCACGCACGGGCCGACCCCTCGGCATCCAGCGTCCAGACGGAAGCATTGTCAAGCTGCACCTCAAGCAGTCTGACGTTGAAGAAATTGAGGGGATGGCAAAGCGAGCACCTAAATTCAGCGGCTACTTCCAAAAAGCTGGAGAGCGAAAGAAGGGTGTGCCGTACGATCCGGTTGTTGACATTGACATGTATGGCCCAGACATACGCAAGGCTGTACTCAAGAAGGTTCTAGCCCGCCATAGGGAAGCCGGAGGTTGGGTCAAGGGCTCCAAGGTTGTGGAGATGTACGGGACCAAGACGGCTCTTTCCCGAGAACGTGGCCCTAGCCGCATTCCCAAAGAGTTCCCCGGCGAAACTGAGCAGCAAAAGAAGTCTCGCAGTCTACTGCTTAAAAGGATGCAGGAGGAAGCGGACGCGCCGGACAAGCCAGATCGTTTCCGCAGTGCGCTTGAAGAAGCTGCCGCCGAAGCCCTGGGCCCCAAGAACCGAAACATCTTTGGCCAGATCAAGGGCGGTGGGCCCATGGTTGCACGAAAGCCAGAAGTGCAAACTACCCCCCTAAGGGATTTTAAGTACGACCTCCCACCGGGTGTTGACCAGGTGCTTGTCGACGGCAAGTACATGTTCAGCTACCCAGGCTCCAAGAAGCCCGGCACCATTGATGACGTGTACGCCTACTTCAAGAAGCAGGTAAAGGGTCTTGATCCGGATGCGCTTGACAACCTAAAGCGCGTAGCCACTGCCAAGGAAGCTATCAAGTTCCAGATGGAAGATCCTTCCGGTGCAGACACTGCACTTGATACCTATGCCGGTGTCAAGGCTCGCAAGGCTGGGGGGACCCGCAATCCGGATGAGTATGAAGTTGCTGAGCGTCGTGCCAGCAAGAAGCAAATGTACGACGAGATGGCCCCCTCCGACCGGAAGGCTCGTGAGACTGCAGCGGCCATTCGCGAGCAAGAAGAAAACAGGCCACCCTACCTGAGCCCCGGCCGCCGACTCTTCTCAGCCCCTGGGTCTAAGCAGTGGGAATTCATGAACAAGTCGGTCAAGAAGCTGAAGGCATACCTGCGCAAGAGCGGGATGCCGGAGCCGGAGATTGAAGCCAAAGTTCTCAAGATCCTGAAGCCGTACATTGACAGCATTCACTCTGCAAAGTTTGAAACGCGCAAGGCAACCAAGAAGAGTCTTGAGAAGCCGCAGAACGTCCCCTACTTCCAGATGACAAAGCCCGATGCTCAGGGCAAGTCAATGAAGGCAATCATTGTTCCTGGCGAAGACCAGAGTACGAATGAGGTGGACGGGGTGCGTGCCTATGAAGTTAAGGCTGCAACCCAAGTCATCAAGGCCCTGCAAGCAGAGGAAGCCAAGGTTCGTTTGGAAATGGCCCGTCAAGCCGAAAGATCAGGCACAAAGGACGCAGTGGCTGACGCCATGGCGGAAATGGAAGCAGAAGGCCTGTCTCTTTCTCGCAAGTCTTTGGGCAAGCGGCCATTCAACGCGTCGAAGACCAAGGACCTCATCACTGGCCCATTTGCACGCACTGCCGAAGAGGTGGGTGCACTTCAGGGTGCCGCGGCAAACCGTGGCACCAAGCTTGGCACTATGGTTGAGAACTCGGTAAGGGACCTCCTCAAGAGGAACTTGTCCAAGCCCGAGCTGGAAACGGCACTCAACTCCGTTCGAAAGAATTTCAAAGAACGCTACAACCTCAGCCCGGCCAACTTTATGCGGATTGCGTCTGCCTTTGACGACCGTATCAAGGACCTAGTAACGGTGGACATTACTACCGCGGCACAGCAGAAGCAGCGTCGTGAGTTCTTGGAACGGCCTGATGTTCGCTCGTCAGAAGGCCAAGTCGGTACCCCTGATACCCCAAAAAAGACACTTCAGCAGACCATTGAAGAGCACAAGAGGCAGGGGTCGTGGAACCAAGCTGCCGAAGCTGAGCAGCAGGGGCGAATTAGTAAGCGCATTGCAGACTACCTCCGTCTGGCCCGAGGTGAGGCTGACATTTCAGTTGGCAAGGCGCTTAGCCCAGCGGAACGTACACAAGAGGCACGCGCCGCCAATGGTGCCCCAGAAGAAGTGATGGCTCGTGCTGGAACCAGCATGCGCCGGTCGCTTGAGGGCAAGCGGGACTTTGCTATTGCAGACAAGCGTCGCCGAGTGGCTGCCAAGCTCAAGCAGTTGATGGACCCCCGCATGTCCGCAGCTGTGCAAAGGGCCCTAGAAAACCCGGTTACCCGAGTGGAAATGCAGGGGACTGAGCGAGATCGAGTGGCCGACATGCTTAACGAGCTCATCACCACCCACGTGGGGGGACGCGGAGCCACCGATCTGTTGGGCCCCACTTCGGACACCGGTGTCTCCATGCCTTGGGAGCCTACAAACTACACGCCTCGCCTTCAGGGCCGATCGCCCGTTGAGACCGAGGCTCCCGACTTGGGGGCTCTGCTGAGACTTGGCAAGGCAGATCGTCCGGTGCAGGGTCCGGCCCCGGCTCCAGTGGCACGGGAGATTCCGGCTGTGGAGTCCCGTTTGTCTGCTAAGATCCTGGAGCGTCTGAAGAAAACTGGTTCGTATAAGCGACCGACGCGACGTAGGTAATGCCCCCCCAGCTACCGCCATCTCAGGGTCCCGTTAACCCACTGACCTCCTTCTTTGCAAGTGAGTCGGTGGGCAACGCGCTTAACGCATCGGGATTTGACATTCATGAGGAAATGGAGACACTGGTCCGACATTTCCGTGATACAGACCCTAACATCTCACTTCGAGCCCACTCCCGGCTCCGTCACGTGATCAGGGAGGTCGCACAGGCTTCTGGTCTGATTCAGAAGCAATCCGCTGAAGCGATTGAGACGCATGACGGACGCAAGGTAAAGGTCTCCTTTGAGACCTCCAAGCTGGTGTCCAAGATTCAGGAGAACGTACATGGCATCGTCGACCAAGACCGTCCAGAGTTCGCAAGCACCTACCTCCCCGCAGCCACAGATTCCCCCCATGCCGGAAGACCCAATCCTGGTGCAGGCGATTCTGCAGTTGGAAGCGATGGACGATCTGCAGATGGCTCGAGCAGCGGGCCAGGTGTTGTACGACCTGGCGATTCAGGACCCGGTGATCTCGATTGCGAGCCCGGAGACTCTGGGGATGATCTTGAAGACGACGCTTCGTGACGACAATGGCAAGGTGTTTCCGCAGTACTACCCCCTGCTGAAGCAGTACCTGTCGCACTCGATTGTTGCCCGTGATCCCCGCCTCGTTGCGGTGGCCATCACGCGAATCATCACCGTCCAGCTGTACGCAGCCGGAAAGCTGAAGAATGCAAATCAAGCGAATCCCGCAACCGCCTGAAAATCCGCTTTACCCTCTGCCCCCTGACTACGACACGCTGACCGTTGAAGGCCAGCGGCTTGCTCGTATCAACGCAACGCGGCAATGGCTTCTGCCTTCGACTGACCTGAGGCAGCGAGCTATTGACTTCATTTCTGCACTCCGTTTCTTCGAGGCTTGGTACCTATGGCCGGACCCCGATACGGATTTCAATCCTTTGTTCTTCGACGACACCCCAGTGGCGACTCCGAAGGGCCACGTTTCAATCTACAAGGAATGGGCGACATCTCGATCAAGCATTGCCGTGGCCCCTCGTGGTTACGCGAAGAGCAACTGCATCCGCAAGTCGATCTTGCTGCAGATGCTCACCCGACCGGCCTTCTCCTTTATCTACGCTACGAGCTCGCACGACAACGCGCAGCAAACGAGCCAGATCATCAAGAGTCAGTTCACGGACAACTCGCGTATCTTCGACGACTTTTCGCCTGAGTTCCCCGACGGTCGCATTGTCCCCCGTCGTGGCGAAGCCAGCTTCGGTCTTGAGATGATGTACCTCAAGAACGGCTCGTGGCTCCGGGCCATCTCCGCATCCAGCAAGCAGCGCGGCGGTCGACCACGTTGTTACATCCTTGACGACCCTGAGTACGATCCCAAGGCATCGACGTCCATGGCGGTACTCCGCGACTACGTGGAGAATCTGCTGTTCAAGATCGTGCTGCCCATGCTTACCCGGCCCGACACCTCGGTGCGATGGCTGGCTACCTTCGTCAGCCGTCGTCACTATGCGTGGCATGCCATGCAGACCGAGCAGACGCCCAGTGGCCCGCGCGCCCGGGATCCACGCTTTGAGTTCTGGTCACGCATGCTTCTTGACTCGGAGTACGAAAAAGACGGAAAGCTCCACTCCTGCTGGCCCGAGATGTGGCCCCTCAACCGTGCAGACAAACTTGCGCGACCAGATCTTGCGAACCGCATTTCCCTTGAGGAAATCAAAGAACGAATCGGTAATGCTGTCTATCTGGCTGAGTATCGCGGCCGACCCGGTGAGAGCGGTGAGAACTTCTTCCCGCCCCTCATCCGTGAGAACCACGGGTGGTGGATTGAGGACCCGGATCCGTCCTTCGACACTGACCCGGTAACCTCCAATACTAAGATCGCGTGGGGGGAGAAAACCGGAATCAAGGTGATGCCCGTCAAAGACTTCCTCTTGAACTGCCTCACCTTCATGGCTGTCGATACGTCGTATACTCATGGTCCTGACTCGGATTATAAGGTAGCAGTTGTCATGGCGGTTAACAGTGACAACTGCCTTTTTGTTCTAGATATGTGGGCAGGCCAGGCCCCTGAAGACCAGCTGATCCGGAACGTCTTCCGCCTGGCCGACAAGTGGAAGGTCCCCTCCATCCACCCCGAGGTGGTCCGTGAGTCGGTCAACCTCTACCAGCAACTTGAAACTCTGGTCCGACAGCGGGCTACCGAGATCACCGGCACATCCCACATGCCCAAGATCATGCCCCTCAAGGTGGGCATGGTTCAGAAGGAAGCCAAGATCTCCGGTCTCCTGTTCCGCTTCGAGCATGGCCTCCTCAAGCTGCCCATGTGGAAGCGCATGGACAAGCCGTGGCGCGAGCTGTTTGACCAGTTGGAGCAGTTCAACCCCGAAGCTCGAGACGGTGGCCTTGCCCACGACGACCATCTGGACGCGGTGGCCATGTCTTCCATGATCCTGAAGTTCCGACTTCCCAAGCGCGGACTGGGCATAGAGCCAGCGAAGTCCCCCCTCGAGCGCTTGAAGGACGGAGAGCGCCATGAGAATGGTGTATCCCTGTTGTCCATGATTGACTGGAACAAACTTCCAAGTGAAGATGTGCTTGATATCCTAAGACCTGAGGAACACACGAATGACGGCGAGACCAGAATCTGATTCCCAGTATGTGACCATCCCCTATTTCCTGTATGAAGCGATGGCCCGCATGTACTACGGACGGGTAAATGGTGACTTTCCCGTGACTCGCCCTATCGCATCGGAGACCCCGGAACCCAAGTTTACGGGCAACTTCACGATGGTTGACGACGACATCCCCGCAACTTGGAAGCCACAGGGCGCAGCCCAAAGGACACCCAGTGACAACTCGAAGCCCGCTAAGTCTCCCAAGTAAGCCAGAAGACATTGCCAAGTTCATGCGCATGCACGTAGACCGTGAGCGTGTGCGCTACAACTATCGCCGCTCTATCTGGCTTCTGGCGTGGCACTACCTGAACGGCGCTCGACGCTTTGACGTCTTTGACCCGCTTACCGGCCGCCTTTCCCCCCACTACCTGGACCGCGAAGGCAACATGGAGTTCCAGTCGCAGGACCTTCTCTCCATCATTGACCGCACGGTGGCTCGCATTGCCACCATGGACCTCCGTCCCAAGATCATGCGCCAGGGCACTAGCCTTCGCATGATCCGTGAGCGTTCCAGCGCCCAGATCATTGCCGACTCGCTGGTCTCTGACCACCAGCTGTCGCAGGTTACCTCCGACTTTGCCCACATCTTTGCAACCCTGGGTTGCTGCGGAATCATGGGGCACCTCACCGATGTCCCCACCGTCGGCCTTACTGCCGATCTTGAAGTGGTGCACCCCCGTGAGGTGTTCCCATTCCCCGCTCTGCACCAGGATCACACCAAGCAGAGCGGCATTATCCGCCAGCGCGTGGTGCCCATCGACCTGTTGGGTGCCAAGTTTGGCAAGATCTCGGCGAAGAAGAAGGATCAGATGGAGTGGTGGAAGGTTGACCACGGTGACGTGACTACCGACCTTGGCCTTGACGAGCCCGGCTCGTACATGCGCAACCCCTTCAACAACAGCGGCGTGATGACAGGAGCCTCTGAAGGCACCGACGTGGTGAACGAAGTAGCCCGTATCCGCGAGCTGTGGATCAACGGACCCCGCGACACCTGCGTTCGCTACGTTGTGGCCAGCGGTAACGAGATTCTTGTCGACGAATCCTACGATGATTCGGCAATGTACTGCCCGCTGGGCTGGGCACGCTTCATGGACACCGGCACTTTCTATGGTGCTGGCCTGTTTGACCTGCTTTTCGGCATCTGCCGACAGGCTGAACACATGATGAAGAGCCTTTTCAACAATATCCGTGACACCGATCGCTACGGCGTGCTTGTTTTGCCGCAGGGTTCGATGAATGAGCGCACTCTGCTCAAGGATGTGGGCCGTGGTTTGCGCGTGATGACCTACACACCCGACCCATTGAACGAGAACTTCAAGCCATTCCCCATCCAGCCGTGGAATGCAGGCGACGCACCCGGCAAGGTGGCCCAGTTTGCACGCGAAGTGATGCAGCAAATCAGCCCCGTGCAGGATCTTCTGCAGGAAAAGGGTCGAGTTGAGAGCGCTACCGGCCTGCAGTTCCTTGACGAGCAGATTACCAAGGCCATGACCAATCCCTCGATTGGTATTCAGCGCGCATTTGGCAACATGTACCGCTCGATGACGGCCCAGGCCGTGGCGGAAATCGTGAAGTTCCCCCGCACGGTGCCCGTGAACTACGTCACCCTCGATTTGGCGGGTGCAGTTCTTGATATTGCCAAGTCCACCGTGTCTTTTGACCAGAATCCGCTGCCACAGGTGGGCTATCTCACCTTCGGCGTCAAGCAAGTCAACCCCCGTAGCGATACCGCTCGCAAGGAAGAGGCTATGGGGCTGCTCAAGGCCGGCCTTACCGACCCAATTGGCCTGAAGGTCTTTGCCCTTAAGGAGGGTTTGGACTTTGCCATGTGGATGGACGAGGAAAAGGGTGCATACGAGTCCATCGTGCAGAACATTCTGCTGCTTTACGGCAACGGAGAGGACCCTGGCCAAATTGTTTTGACTCAGCACATGATGCGACCGGACATTCAGATGCGCGTGCTAAGCGCATTCATGACGAGTCCCATCATGATGGCTGCTTCGTCCGAGGTTCAGGACGAATTCCGAAAGTTTAGGGACACGATGCTGCGATTCATGGGTCAAACCCTGCCGCAGCAGGTCCCGACTCCCGAAGAGGCTGCCGCTATGGGCATGCAGCCTCAGATGGGTGCCCCGCAACAAATGCCTATGCAAGGAATGATGCCAAATGGTTGATGAGACCCAGTTTGACGACACCGCAGACAGCGAATTGGACGAAGCAGTTGAATCGACTCCCACCCCAGTGGTGGATATGGACGCCCGCGTTCGTGCAGGCGGACAGGAGATCCCGGTTTCGGAGCTTTTGAAGGCGAAGGAGGACCTGGAGTACCTCCGTCAGGACTACAGCAAGCTCGTTTCCTTTCGCGACGCGACTTCTAAGGTCATGCGACCCGACGTGGACCCCGCTGTCAAGGAACAGGCAGCACGACAGCTGCTGATGGACATGGGATACCGCAACGAGGAAGTGGAAAACTACGTGCAGGATTGGATGAACAACCAGAATCAAGGAGCTAAGACTCAAATGACTGACACTGACGACAACCGTGGGGGGACTGACGACGACAACAGTGCGGAAGAGGTGGCTCAGGCCATTCTTCAGGCCCAGCAGGAGGCGGCCCGCGCCAACGAAGAGCTGAACCGCATGAAGGCGGATCACCTGAACAACAAGCTCAACACCCAGATTGTCATGGGTCTTGAAATGAACGAAGGTGCCCGTACAATGTTGGGTAAGCTTCAGGAGATCAACGGAAAGGAAGCTCTTACTGGCGCGCGTGCAGCGATCGAGAGGGATATCCGCCAGCAGACGCTGGACAATCTTCGATCACGACGTACGGCAGCAGGAACTTTCGAAGAAGCGTGGATTTCTGAGGAGTCAGCAAGGGCGACTGACCAAGTCCTTGCGAAGTACCGCTCGGTAATCGGAGACCCCAACCGTTTGGGACGGGCCCCGGAAACAGACAGCAGTGCGAGTGCGTTTTTGAACCGTAAGCCCGTCTCGGCTCCAAAGTGGAAGCCGGGTGTGAGTGCTGGCGACATGGAGACGGCCCTCGACGCATACAACAAGGATGCGTTGAACCGACTTGTCGCGGAACTCGGTACGGAAACTGACGGTCGCGTCTGATTTTTCCCTAACCCCGTTTACAAGGAAACTAAACTATGCCAGCTAATTTTGCGCCTACCAACAGTTTGTTTGGTCGGCACGCCCAGCAGCTCGAAGAGCTGATCAACAAGAACGTCGACACGATTCTGCCGACCCTGGACCCCGCTTGGCGCGACACCGTCGTGACCTCGCAGGGCGTGGGCCCTGCTTCGGCCATCGGTCGTGACATGAAGATCCTGAAGCTGTATCGCGGCGGTCTGACCGGCGTGATTGAGCAGGGCGAGCGTTACAACGACTTTGCTCTGTACGGCGACGCAACCACTGCAATCAGCGCCAAGCTGTACCAGCAGACTAATGCGCAGACTTGGCCTGACGCTCTGCAGGGTCCGGCCATCAACAGCTACCGTCTTGGTATCGGCATGCGCTCCATGCTGACCAACCTGGCGGTCACCATGGGCGAAATGCAGGCGGAAGCCACCCCGGCTTTCATCGGCGACGTGATCGCTCCGAAGCTGAAGGGTTTTGCCCAGAACCTGTCGCACACCCTTTGCAACTACTGGTACACCAGTCAGAACCTCGGCTACTCGCTGGGTGCTTTCAATGCCGGTACTTACAACATCACTGCTTGCGCCACTGGTGCAAGTGCAACGACTACGTTCATCCCCAGCAACTATGCGATTGACCGTTTCTATGTGGGTCAGCGCGTGGACTTCATTGTGGCCACTGCTGGCGTGCCTAGCACTGCAACTGCGGATCGCATCAACTCGATTTCGAGTGGTGCAACCCGCATCAAGTGCTTTGTCAGCGCTGTGGACGAGCTGAAGGGTGCCGTGACCGTTACCATGGTGAACGACACCGGTACCAACTTCTCGGTTTACAACACTTCTGGTGTTGACAACGTGGCTGTGGTTTACGCCAGCAGCAAGTTGCAGGCTGCCAATGCCTTTACGGGCATTGCCGGCATCAACAGCTGGCTGAAGTTCGGCGACGGCGTGTCTGGTGATAGCTATGCGGGTAACTACCTGCTGGGCAGCGAGCGTGATACGGGCAACGAGATCAGCGTGCTTACGCATCCTGAGTTCAAGTCTTTCGGTGTGAGCAGCGTCGGTACCCTGACTGAGCACAAGCTCCGTCAGTACATCCGTCGCTTCCATGCTGCGAAGAACAAGTACGGCCAGACGATCGACTGCCTCATCGCCAGCGATGGCGTGTGGCTGAGCTACGAGGCCCAGAAGATTGGTCAGTACACCCTGGAGCGTCAGGGCAAGCTCTCGAACGTGAACAACGAAGGCTCCGATCAGGGCTTCAAGTTCACTTTCGAAGGCCGCACCTACAACGGCTACACCTCGACCTACATCGAGGACGGCGTGGTCTACGGCATTAAGAAGGGCGGTTCCAACTGGAAGCGCTACGTGCCGCCGGATCCGAAGGGCGTGCAGAAGTTCAGCGAAGCCGACAGCTTCATTCCGTTCAACTTCGTGGTCCCGGCCCTTACCGGCATGGCTACCACCAAGTTCCCCATCCTGAGTGGTGGTCTGATGACGGAAGCCATGCAGATGCCGGGCATGCTGCGTATGCAGCTCGTGCCTGATCAGGCTGCTGGCATGAAGCTCAGTGGCGTTACGACTGACCGCGTCTGGTCGGCCACGTAATAGGCTCCTGTTAAGGGCTGCGGTGCCCTTGGCGTCTCACGGGGGGTGGACTTTGGTCCACCCCCCAGGGACACGCCGCTCACCGTACAGGAGACGTCATGCCTACCCGCATTGCAGCAATCAGCTGTACCCACGCCCCCTTTACTCCCCCGAACGTCCATCACTGGCTGCTCGAAACCCTGTCCGCTCTGGATGGGGTTTCTCACTTTGTGCACCTGGGCGACATCTTCGAGGCCTCTGCAGCCTCCGTCCACCCCGACGAGCACGATCACACCCTCCTTGACGAGTACCGACACGCCGCGGCATTCTTAGCCTCCATCCGATCTGTCCTTCCTACAAGGACACATTTCCACGCCATCATGGGAAACCACGATGACAACCTCCGCTCCCAAGACCCCCGCCGTATCCCCAAGGCCCTGCGCGACGTGGCCGATTTCATGCGCACGGAACCCTTCGCGTCCGAAGCCAAGAACTGGCACTGGACCCCATATCGCAAGGACAAGCGCGGCTGCCTTGAGATCGGCCCCGTCGTCCTGACCCACGGCTTTGACGTAGGCCAGAACTCCGACGAACTTGAGTGCCTCCAGTTCATGAACCTTACCGGTGGCGACGCCCACCGCCTGTTCGTCCGTGGCCACACCCACCGTCCGGTTCCACCCACGCAGTGCGTACGCACCCGCTCCATTCCCCTTCCATACTGGTACATGAATGCGGGAACCTGCGGACCCCTCAACCCCGGCTGGATGAGCCGCCGCGATACCTCAATGTGGGGGGCGAGCATTGCCGTGATTGACTTGGTCCGCGACCCCTCACATCGGAATCGAGGCCGCCAATGGGACGCTCAGTTGATCCGAATGGACGCCTGATCTACAAGGTCAAGATCAACGGTCGCCGTTGGCGAATCCGCCTCAACGAAGCGGCTGCCATGGGCAAAGACTGGGGCCGATGCTGGGAACCCCACAAGCCGGGCCGGCATCCCCTCATTGAGATCCGCCGTTCCCTTAGCGAACCCAACCTTTTAGACACCGTGATTCACGAGGTCTTGCACGCCGCACGCCCAGAATTGGATGAGACTTCGGTAGATCAGACGGCAACATCAATCGCTAGGGCTCTTTACCAGATGGGATGGCGACGTAAACTGGACTAACCATGGCAAAAGACACAAACGAAGAAGACGGCGAGTACAACTCGTCTAATGACAACCCCCTGAACAAGCTGATGCCCAAGGGTCCGGTCAAGAGTTCTGGTGGTAGCAAGTCTTTCCTTGCCAAGCTGATGGAGTGTCAGCAGTCCTTGGCCATTCTCCATTGGAAGACCACCTCCTTTGCTGAGCACAAGGCTTTGGGGCATGCTTACGAAGAGCTGGCAGAGAAGATTGACGGCTTCATCGAGAGCTTCATTGGTGTCAAGGGTCGTGAGATCCTTGGCACCGTTACCACCTTGTCGATTATGAGTGATGTGAAGTCCGTGCTGATGGCCGTTGAGAACGTGCTTCGCAAGGACATCCCCTCCGTTGTGGGCGAGAAGGAAACTTCGCTTCTGAACCTCCGTGACGAGATGCTGGATATTGTGCAGCACACCCGTTACCTCCTGACCCTAAGCTAATCCATGGCAAGCAGTAAGCCCAAGTTCCAGTTCAAGGCCAAGCACAAGAACCCCATGGGGGGACTTAGTGAACTTGGTCGCCGTGCCTACAACAAGGCTACCGGTGGCCACCTCCAGCGCCCTCAGCCCGAGGGTGGCTCACGCCGCAACTCCTTTTGTGCCCGCATGAAGGGTATGAAGCGCAAGCTAACCAGCTCTGAAACCGCTCGTGACCCCAACTCTCGCATCAACAAGAGCCTTCGGGCATGGAAGTGCTGATGAAATACAACCCGCTCAATTCGCTGGTCGGAAACATCAACAAGCGCAAGAAGGCTGGTACTAGCCGGCCTAAGTCAAAGTCCACTGTGGACCCAAAGCAGTACGCCAAGATGAAGCGAGGTTGGAAGTGAAAAAGTCTAAGAACTGGATTGGCAAGGTAGCTGCCGGAATCAAGAAGCGCGGCACCGAGGGCGTGTGCACCGGCGGAAAGTTTGGTAGTTCGTCCTGCCCGCCCGGCTCAAAGCGCTACAACTTGGCGGTGACCTTCAAGAAGATGGCAAAGAAGAAGTAATGATTGACGACTTGGAACAACTTATTGAGTTGTTTCACGCCAGCCCAACAACTGGTGATCCGGATCGTCGTGGAATCTATCCGTTCCGGGCTCGCGCAAACCCCCACATCTCCCGTGGTGAAGGCCAAGGAAGGGGTTTTTATGCTTGGCCCAACATGAAAGACGCTTTGGATTTTGCGCGCAACACTATTTTGACTGAGGGTAACTACATTCGCGAGCCAGCTAGGGGAGCAAACGTTTTTCAAACTCGAGTCCCAGCAAAACATCTAACTCCAGATGCTGAACTTGCTTTTGATGTGCTTCGGCCACTGCTTGAACAAAACGCAGAAGAAGTAAACAGGGCACTACTTAGATTTAAGCAAATGACCGGATCTGATGTTTACATGGGTAATTACAACCGTCGAAAAACCACCACAAGATCAAGGAACAAATCTAAACCAGCTGTGGCTATTTCTGGTTTTGAAGTGGCTGATAAACCAGGACAAAGCTGGGAACTTGGAGATTTGCTTGCGCTTGTAGGTTCTCCAAAGGCCGCTATTACACCGCCAGTTAGAATGGCGTTGGGCCCTGATACGGGTTCAGCTAGCATTTTGGGCCCGATTTTACGGGCTTTGAGGTTAAGTAGTCCAAGTTTGTCTCGCTTGTTGCTTTCTGAAACCATTGCAAAACGACGTCCTGTTCGCTCACGAGTAGCTTCCCCTTTAAAGCTGGTTGCTACACTAGGTAAGCCATGATGGAACAAGAGACCGCACCGCTTGACATTGAAATCATCTACGACCCGGTTGCAGAGGCGCACCATGAGGGCCTTGTTCTGGATGCTACTCGCCATCGTGTTATGCCTGATAGCGAGTTCATCCTGTGGGCCAAGCGCCACTACAAGCGCCCCACGCTGTTTGAGTACCACCACTTGGAAACCGACAACATCGTGCTGTGCGACTGGCTGATCCGTGGCAAGGTAGCCCAGGAACTGGAAGCGTACCCCCACGATGAGCGTCCCAGTCGCGCGTTCTTGGATCTGCGTATTGTCATGTGTGACAAGAGTGCTGACGCCATGCGCCGCAAGATGAAGCGGGCTGCTGAAGAGCGACAGGCTATTCGTGATGAAGCCGCTGCTGAGCGTCAGAACTCTGCAAAACACCTAAAGCACATGGGCTTGCATGCAGAAGCACGGGCAATGGCCAGTGGCGAAAGTTCTTTCATTGGCACCCGTGAGGGTGGTCAGTCTTTGGCTATGGCCAAGGAGGAGTTGGCTAATCTGACCCGGAACCGTATCATTACAGGCGGCTAACCATGGACAGTACACGCTCCCTCCTTATGACCGTCATTGAGCGCATTCGAGGCTACCTCGATGATGCAGACTTTGACGCCAAGTACACCAACCAGTTCTTGGTGCAGCATGTCATCATGCCGTCTTTGGTTGATGTGTGGAGCCGATGTTCTTTAAGCGCGGACAACCCCGTCATGCTGGATTACAGCTTGACATTTGCTGAAAACCAGGAGTGTTACGTTCTGCCTCCGTGTGTTGGCGAGATCCACGAGATTGTTCAGTACACGGGTTCTGATGGCCGTCAGGTCAACACAGGACTTGTTACCGACGATATGCGCCCAGAGCATCCGCAATCCCGTACGGGTCCTATCTGGATGATCGAAGGCAACATGGTGTGCTTCCGGCCTTTCCCGCAGAACCTAAACGTCACTTCAAACGGCAACAACACGTGGATCGTTCGCTACACCACGAACGGCGACATGATGCCGCATTACTCCTCGATCAGCAATGCGGGAACACTGCAAACGTCAACTACGTTTTTGTTCTCGTCAACCCCCGACCTAGGTCTTATTGACTACCGACCAAATGCTTACGCTGGTCAGTTCCTCCGCATTCTTAGCGGCAGCATCCACGAAGAACGAGTCATTGCTTCCTACGACCCCAATACTCGTATTGCTACTTTGATGCGTCCTTTTACGGTCACTGCGAACAGTACTACGTACGCTTACGAAGTGTGTCCGCCTCAGTCGCAGGGTATGGTTGAGGCTATTGCAATTGCTGCGGCCCTCAAGCTTGGTGCGTGGCGCAAGATCTCGCAGGCCCACGCCCAAATGCTGCAGATCCAGTATCGTTCGGCCATCAAGACCATTGGTGACAACCTGGCAAACCTGAACCTCCGTACTGGCAAGGGCTACGCAAAGGACACCCGCGACAACCCGAGGTGGCGTCCGTGAGCCTGTGGTTTCAGGCTCCCCCTTCTAACTACGATCCGACCGAAACCAGGTCAGTTGGGTTCGGTCAGATCAGGCGTGGTGGTTCCATCTTCGGCGAGCCGCAAGACAGCGAAACTTCCCAGATGTCCGCTGCCGCTGGCGGTATTACGCAGAACTTTTCGTCCAAGGTCAGCATCAGCCCAACAATTGATACGTCATTCAACTTTGACGGGCCATACTTCAACAACAACTCGATGACGTTGACCAACGCCATCAACAACAACATCCTGCAGAACTTTCAGGTCAACAACCTGATGCAGACCATTGAGAACATTGTGCAGCTTTTTTCCGTCGGCTTTACCGACAACAACTATGATAACCGCATCACCGCCCTTGAGCAGTGGCGTGCAACCGGCTTTGATGCTGATCCGACTCTGATTGTTATGCGGGATTGGTCGTTTGACGGCACTACCATCAAAAACGAGTACTCCGGGTTTACGGTTGTTAATGGGTTGATTACTGCTGTTGACAACACTCTGCCTGATGGTGACACCGCAACTACCGCTTGTCCATAAGCCATGGGGAACCTTCGTAGGCTTGGAAGTAATTTACTTAGAGTGGGCGGCGTTTTGGCTTCAAGCGCTGCTTGTTGTTGTAATGTTGGTGCTTGCTGCATAAATGGTGTTTGCAGCTCCAAAACTCAAGCTGCGTGTACAAGTGCAGGTGGAACTTGGAAAGGTCTTGGAACTACGTGTGGTTGTGCCTCGGGCGCTTGCGTTGACATTTGCGATACAATTTGCCCTGGAGATCCGTGCGGATCTGGTAGTGGTTCTGGTTCCGGTCAGGCTTTCAATGGTTTTGGTCTAGAGTTTTGATTCAGGTTTACCATTCATACTGGAGTGCTGGCTACGCAGGAACCCCTGATCCTTTCTTGGTTGATTTACATCGCCTCTCTGCTTACTTGGCCAAGAAACACTACGGGAACGTTCATCTTGTTACGGACTCTCGTGCCGTTGGGTCATTGGGAAATTTGGGCTACGACTCCGTAAGCACCGAATTGGATCAGCTTCCAACAAAGTACGCACAGGTTTGGTCGCTTGGCAAGATCTGGACTTACATCCACGCTGCATCTAAGGGTCAGCCATTTATGCACATTGACTATGATGTGCTGCTGTGGAAACCACTTCCCGTAGAGATGACAAGCAGCCTTTTGTTTGCTGAGCGCATTGAGCTGGAGGTCAACAAGCGATACGGAGTCAAGCGGTTCTTTAGTCAGTGCCCAAATCCACACGACCTTGCGGGGGCAGAAGACCTAGACGGAGCGATTAACGCCGGAATTGTGGGGGGACACAACACAGACTTCTTGCGAGAGGCTTACAGTAAGGCATGGGATCTTGTCATGGATCCGGTCAACGTCGACTACATGACTGGGCCCCCAGATTTTCACTCTCCATCTTGGGCACGTGCAACCATTGCTGAGCAACTTTACTTTTACCACTACGCTAGGAAGCACAACCAGAACATCGTCTGCTTGCTTAACACCTTGTTGAACAGGGATAAGGACAAGGAAGCAAGTGAGCTTGGTTACACCCACATTTGGGGTGCAAAAAGCAACAAAGAGATTAGAGCAAGGGTCCTAGCCAAGTGCAGGGAGTTTGGTTTACCCGTTGCCAGTGAGGAGCATGGGGTAAAATGGCTAGCCAAGGGAGCAGTCAAAGCTGCCCAAGCATTGATTCTTGAGGAAACTGAGCAGTCCAAGGCCCGCCTTGCCATCTGCGGTGTGTGCGACCAGTGGACCGGTACGACCTGCAAGGTGTGTGGGTGCTTCACCAAACTCAAGGTCAAAATCCCGGAAGAGAAGTGTCCTCTCGGGAAGTGGTGATATACTTTGCGGGTCCCCCCACGTCGGGGGGTTAGGAGAAACAAATGGACGCATTCATCGGTAGCATCTGGTTTGGTGTCATGCTCTTTGCCTTTGGTTACATCGGTGGCAACATCCTGCCCCTGGGCAAGATCACGTCGTGGATCTCCGACAAGCTTGGCTGATCCTTTCGGTCACTCTGGTTCTAGGGTGTTCGGCCTCCCAGCACATCGCTGAGGAGGCCAACACCATTTCGGCCAGCGCTGAAAACATCGTCAAGCTAGCGGAGCAAATCCGCCATACTTCTAAAGAAGTAGAGTCGATTCGTACCGCTACCGACATCAAGAACGAAGCCCTGCAGATCCGTGATGGCGTAGCGGAAATCCATGCCACCCTCCCCGGCGTTCGGGACGTGACCCCTTGGTGGGCCTCCCTGATCCAGTGGGGTCTTATCGCTCTCGTGGGGGGATTCGTGGTGTGGATCCTGTACTCTACCGGGGCTGTGACCGCTATCCGCATTGCCGTTGGCTGGCTCCCCCGCCGCAAGGTGCAGGAGGCCCAGATTGCTGTGGCTGCCCTTGACGACTCTCGACCTGAAACTGCTCGAGAATGGCTGGCTGCCCGCCGGGCTGCTGACCCAGAGTTCAATGCCGCATGGCTCAAAGCCAAGGAGAAGACTGATGGACACCAATGACGTGCTGAAGATCCACGAAAACATTTGTGTACATGCCCAGTCTTTGATGCGTAAGAAGCAAGCTGATTACACAAGCGGTGAGGACCAGCCCTTCCGCAACTTCCAGTTGGGACCCCTTCTGGGAGTGGGCAATGTGCAGCAGGGCATCTTTATTCGGTTCCTAGACAAGGTGAGCCGGCTGTCGACCTACATGGCCAAGGGCAAGTTCCAGGTCAACGAGTCCCTGCAGGACACCATTGTGGACGCCATCAACTACTTGGTTCTTCTGAAGGCGTCGGTTATCCTCGAAGAGTCCAAGTCCGTGAATAATCCAGAGGAGATTCGTTGTGGATGCCCAGCCTGTTCAACTAAAGCCTAGCTTGTTTCAGTACGCGACTCTGGCATTCCAGGCAATCACGGCGGTGTCCGTGATCTATGGCCTAGTTAGCATCCCCATCGAGATTGGCCGCAAGGACCAGATCCTCATGCAGCAGCAGAAGAGCACCGACGAACTACATTCGGTGGTCCAAGATTTGGTGAAGACCACCATCAACCTGACCGGCACTGACCGCGTCCATGACCGGGACCTGAACGATCTGCGCTCCCGGCTGGAACGGCTGGAGAGCAAGCGTGGCTGATATTGATACCAGTTGGTCGTGGAATTTTACGGGGCCAACGACCATGTCGAAGGCCCAGTCTCGATCTTCTCTTCCCAAGGAAATCTCCTGGGACCTGATTGGCTTTGACGGTAACGAGGTTGGGTCGCTGCGTACGCACCCCGGCTTCAAGTCCATTGACACATTTACCCCAATTGATAGCGTGGCAAACGTCATCGGGTTCTTCCCTGTTGCCTTGCTAACTTCCAGTACTACATACGTTTACGGTTACGTATGGGCTGAGTACGTGGCCAGTGGCCCGTCAATCAAGTTCTACGCGCGGTTCAACGACGGAACTAACTGGCTTACTCCTGACGGTAGCTCAAATGCCAGCGGACTTTTGCAAACGTACACCGACGCGGCGTTGACTAGCTCAACGGACATTGACGTGCAAGTGTCTGGACGTTTCTTGATGCTGTTTGTTCGTGGACAGAAGCCCCGCATCCTGGTGGTTGCAGTGCCCGGCACCTGGAACACCAGCACCACAAATGCTGATCTTGGTCCCGGCGATGCTCCTCTTGCCACCGCACAGTCAGCACGGGCCGTTACTACAGCTACTTCGGGCAATCCATTCTACGTAGCAAACTACAGCATCGGCACGGGGCCCACGTACACGGCTGGTAATTACTCGTTTGCAGTTCAGTACTTGAGCACAACCACGGGACGTAAGTCGGCCCTATCCAACGTGGTTACTATCACCACAACGAGTTCCAATAACAAAATCAACTTCAGTGTAATCCGTCCTAGTGCTGCCTATGACAGGGCCTTGATCTACCGAAGCGTAAACCTGGGCACCGGATCTGGTGCGTCGGCTTACGGCAACGGAACGCTCCACCTAGATCAGACCGTAACTCTTGGTAGTACAGCAGCATCTGGGTACATCAGCATCCCAGATACGCAGGTGGTGTATCAAGACATTTACGTAGATCAAGGCAAGGCAGACACCTACGGACCCAAGGGCGGCGTTGCTGGGTTCATGGGCAATACCCTGTTTGTCTCCCGCATTTCCGACTCGTCCAGCAGTGCACCCACGGGAGGCGGCATTACGCCTGATAGCCCCCCACGTGCCATTGGTGACATGCGGTGGTCCGCCACCAGTCAGATGTCGCCGGAGAACTTCAACCCCTCTAACCGCTGGGTGCCCCGTACACCGGGCAACGAGATCATTGGTATGCGTGGCTTGGGTAACTACATGATTGCCTTGAGCTCCGACCGCCTGTACCGAGTGGGCCGAGCGGGTGCATTCATTAAGGTGGAAGAGGGCCACTTGGGTTACGGCCTGCAGGGCAAGTACGCGCTCGAGGCCATTGGCACGATGGTCTACTTTGTGTCAGGCGGCGGACTCAAGGCGGTCAGTTCAGACGGCCAGGTTGAGGACGTGACCTCTCTGGACAACCTGATCAACGTGACCTGGGCCTCTACCCGCTCCACGCTGCAGTTGGCATTTGACGCCCGCGGCCAGTGCCTCACCGTTATGCAGCCAGATACAGGCAGCGGACTGGCTAACGGCCGTGCAGCCATCTTGTGGTTTGGTACTAACCGCGTGACCGAACTGGCTGACCTACCCTTTCGATGGGCCCGCACTGGCTACTACACCGCAAGTGGGAGCCTGCAGCGTCGTACCCTGTTTGTCAAGCGCGATTCCACCACAACTCTGGGCGTCTACATTGTGGACCACGAGCGCTCGGTGGCCTACCCCAAGAACCTCTGTGGGGGGACCGCCCGGTTTGTAACGACGTCTGCAGTAACTCCAACTGCTCAGGAGTTTGACTGCTCGGCCTACAAGATTTCCGACGGGGTTCGCAGTCTTGTTGATACGGTCAAGGGCGGCCATGCGTCTAATGTCTACTCGCTAGCCCCCATGCTTCAGCAGTGGGTTGGCGGCAACATTGGTACCCAGGTCCAACCTGATCAGCCGGAGTTCAAGGACTTCTTCCGCCAGAAGCAGATCTCCTCTGCCCGTTCTTACTTTGAAACTCTGGCAGTTCCAGCCAACCTACCTACCACGGCAACGTGGCGTGGCGTGGCATATCGTGGCTCAGAGACTACCGAGTATGCGTCCGGTCAACCTTTGGGCCACACGGGGATTGCCTTGGGTAGTTTCAGCACGGACAACACTAACCCCGGCTATTTGGCAAATGCCCCGCTGGGCACAGGCCGGCACGGCATTTTGTGGTCTAGCTTGAGCCCTGGGTGGCGTTGCGATGTCGTGGGCATTGACACCCGTCTTCTTGCGTTCTCGGTTGTAGGAAGGATACTTGACAGCGACCGGAGGTACACCTAATGCCGACTCCCACTTACAAGCCCAACACCAACGGATTCAACTTCGACAAGAACGCTTTCATGAGCCAACTGTCGGGTATGGGTCTTGGCAATGCCATGCAGAACTTTGGTGGTGGCTACAGCCAGACTCCAAACTATGCCTTGAACATTGGCAACTACAACGAACCTGCGACCAAGAGCATTCAAAGCCTGCTGCCCTCTGGCAAGCCTACGTTCCAGCATCAGGGCATGGGCACGTTCCAGCAGCAGCCCATTCAGGGCCCCAGCGTTCAGCAGATGTGGGGGGGCATGCTGCGTGACCTGAACGTGCGTGACCAGCTTAACCAGCAGAACTTTGCTCGCCAGCAAAATGCTGCGGACATGTTTCTGAACAAGTCCACTGCTGCTGCAGAAGCCACCAAGAACGCGGCAACGCCCATGTTTGACAAGGCTTACGCCTTCCAGCAACAGGGTCAGCAGCAGGCAGCCAAGGATTTTGATCTTTTCCAGAAGCAGTTGGGTGAAGCCGACAAGGCGATGCAGGCCACACAGAACCAGGTGGGCCAGATCTACAACCAGGCACTTGGCCAAGTTGGCCAGGGCATTGACCGCGTGGCGTCAGATGCTGCTGCTGCTATTGCTCAGCGCAAGGCGTCTGACGTGGATCAGATCATGGGCGAGATTGGTGGCTTTGCCGGAACCGAATCTCAGATCCAGGAAGCCGCTCGCCAAAAGGCTTCCGGTTACGACCGTGATCTATTTGGCACCATCGCGGGCATTCAGGCCAACGCCGCGCAGCAGCGTGCACAGGTGCTGCAGGGCAAGGCTGGAACCATGGCTTCCCTTGGCTCCTCTCTTGCAGGCATGAAGCAGAGCTCTGCAAAGATGGGCTTTGACGCAGCCGCCAACAAGAATCAGTGGAACGAGTTTGGTGCCAACATTGCCATGGCTCATGGCAAGCTGCAGCAGGACGTTGCAAACAACTATGCCCAGCTGACCAACATGGGCTACGCCAACTACGCCCAGATGATCCAGCAGAACCCCGTGTTGGGTGTAACCATCACCCCCACTCTGCTTGCAATGTCTGAGGCTGCTCAGTCTTACGGCAACCAGAACCTGGCTCGAATTAGTCCAACTACTATTAGTGGTGGTGGTGCACCCGGCAGCAACTTTACGTACGACTACGGCTTTGGCCAGAGGTTCGTCAACCCAATGGATGTCTTTGGTGGCCCACAGCAGCGCCAAAACGTCAACTTTATCTAAGGACTAGCCATGCCACAGAATACTCCCAACTACATGGACGATCCGAACCAGGACATCTACCAGATGCTGGCTCAGCGCAACATGGCTAACCGCAGCTATGGTGGTGGGGGTGGTGGGGGTGGCAACGAAATTGACATCATGAATGCTCGTGATGCCCTTGACCAGTTGGCTGAGGGCCGCGCCGACCAACGTGGGCTTCGCAACCGCGCTCTTGATGCAATGGCTCGACGGGCAGAACGCCGCGCGGACATCGAGTCACAAGGCGCAACCATGGACCTCAACAAGCAGTTCATGGAGGACGTTGCCAAGCGTAAGATGGAGCTTCTTATCCAGGAAAACCAGTTGAACCTGGAAATGTCGCGCGCCGAAATGGAAGGCGACCCCGCGATGTTGGAGAAGAAGAACGAGCTTGAAAAGCAGCGTGCCGACATTAGTGCACGCGAAAATGCTGCTTACGCTGAAATGGCCAAGCGTGACTCCGAACACGGCAAGGCTTTTTCAAATCGTGTTGGTGAACTTACCATGTACAGGGATAGCCTTAATGAGTGGAACGCCAAGCACAAGGGCTCCCTTAATGCTGAAGGTACTATTTCCTCATTGCTTAATGATCCGTCTAAGTACGGACACGTTGCAAACTGGGACCGGTGGGGCGCTGATACCCTTGTTGAGAACATTGGCGAGGGCCTTATCGAGAAGTTTTATAGTGGTGACAAGGTCAAGGATCTGGAAATTGCACGCAAGATGGGTATTGCGGATATGGGTGCCATGCCTAGCCGTATGGAAGGTCTCATTGCCGCTGCTGCTCGTTACGGTGGAAAGGACTCCAGTCTGCTTTCCTACATGGATCAGAGCGCTGCGCCAGACAGCTTCAGAGAGTCGCAGGCTCAAACGCAGTTGCGACGGTACAGCAGTGAAACCTACCAGCGTGACGCCGACGCTTTCTCAAACGATCTGCTTAGCAACATTGTGGTCAAAGGTCTGTCTAACTCCGGTATGGATTTGAACCAAGATGGTGCCCGTATGGCCGTCAACAAAGTCCTGGGCATCTTGAATGACGCTACCCGTAGCACCTCCACCAACCCCAACGAGGTAAGTGAAGCAGTTCTAAAGTCTTTGGAGCCTGCGGCTACCGCAATCTTTGGTGTCAATGAGGGCAGTAGGGCTGTGCCCAAGTTGGTGCAGGCCATTCAGAGCTCGCTTTCTGAAGCCCAGACTTTGGCCGGCAAGTACGGCAGCGAAGTCATGGGAGCGGGTGGCGTTATTGGGTTTGACAACATTCAAAAGGCAGCCGTGGCCCACGCCCTTAAGCGCAGCGGTTCTCTGAGTATGGCGCTGAAGGCTGCGGTGAATGGCAAGGTATTCACCGCAGACCAAATTTCTTTGGCTCTTGGAGAGGTTGGACACTTGGCAGATGCTTCTACTGGCAAGCTGGATTACGGCCTGCTTAACGTGGATCCCAAGTCTGAAGAAGGCCGCATGATTCGTGCGGTCCTTGGCGGCGAACGAGTGGCCGGCCTTGAGGATTTGATCCGCGCCCGTAAAGCCCGCACAACCGAACAAGAGGCAGCTACATCCAAGTTGAAGGGTATTGAGAGCGAGTTCTCTCGCGAGATTCCTGCCCTTGAACTGAAGCGCAAGATGACTGTAAATGAGCGCAAGCAAGCAATCTTGGCTGAGAAGGTCAAGCGTTTGCGGTAAGCTACCGTCATGTTCAACTGGCGAGTCCTCAGCTCTGACCTGTGCCGCGAGCATGCAGCCGACGGCAAGGCGCGTATTGCCCTGAACCGCTCTTTCGACTTGGAAACCCGGTACGACCTACCTATCTTCAACCTCACCCCGCTCCCCCTCGTCGTGGGGGGACCCTACTTGCGTGCAAAGCAGGTACGTGCGTGGTTCTGGGAGGTCAGGCACCTGAGGGCAATGCACCGCCCATGGTCCATGCTGGTGTCAAACTACGATCCAATTGAGCGGGTATCGACTGTCCACATTGGCACTGTTACACTGCCCGATGTGGTTGAACGATACGCCAGCATGGTGCGTGGCAAGGTTCACCGCTTTGACCCAATGGTGTTCTAACTATGACTGCACTTCCATGGCTTCTTGAAAACGCTTCTTGGCTCATGCCATTGCTTTTGGCCGGTGGTCTTAGCCCAGGTGAAGATGCAAAGAAGTCCCCGGGTCGTTCTGCTGATGCGCTCAAGAGCCACTTTGAAAGTTTGAAGAGCAAGCACAGCGGTGATGAGAAAAAGGCTTTGGAAGAGTTTCTCACCACCCATGGCCCCGATCGAATCAAGGCTGCATACGAACACCGTGCGCCTGCTGCAAAGCCGGGCAAGGGCGCTGCAATTAAGGGCGGTCTTAAAGATGCTTTCCACTACGGCACTACTGGCTTGTTTGCACTGGGCACTCTTCCCATACTGATGGACATGTTCCGAAGCGGTGGCAAGGAAGGTGGGGCGGCGGAAATGGAGGGCCTGCTGGGAAGTCCCCCCACGGGTGGGGGTGACAGTGCGCTGGAGGAGATGCTGATTCAAGCGATGGATCAGGATCGCCGCGGGCAACTGCGTAGCATGGAAGCTGAGTCTCGAGGCGCAGCCAACATGGCAAACCGTCGGGGCTTTAGCTCCACGCCTTCTTCCAATGCAGGATTTGCAGACGACCTGGAATCACTGATTCGTGGACACGAGCGTGAACTGGGAAGCATTGCACACCAGGAGCCGCTGAGTCTTGCACAGGCTTTTGCAATGAAGGGTTTGTACCGCCCTGAAGAAACCACTCGCTTCGACTTTAGGAACCTGATGTAATGGCAAAGAAGCCCACCCCACGCAAGAAGTCCACGCCAAAGAAGGACCCCGGCCTTGATAAGGCAGCGGCAGAAGTGCCGCTGGGTGGTCCACTTGCCGGCATTCCTAGTCCGCCAGAAACTCCGTCTGCACCTGACATGTCGGGCGAAACGCCTAGTCGTGGTGTAAACCAGCAGAAGCTGCTCGAGAAAATTATCAAGCTGATTGACACTCCGGGTCTCTCGCCTGAGAACAAAAAGATTCTTTCAGATGCTGCGTCGTTGGTTCAAAACCATGACATTGAGTCTGAAGGAACCAACATCCTTGATGAGCTTGATGCGCACTTCAAGGACGGTCTTCCGCCTGAAATGAAGCCCAAAGCTGGGGCTCCTGCAGAAACTGCACCAGAAGAAAAGCCTGCGCCTAAGCCTCGTGGCGGTAAGCCAAGGGGCGGTTCAAAGCCTGCACCAAAGCCGACTATCAAAGACCTTAAGGAAGCCGAAGAGAAGCCTGCTCCCAAGCCTGAGCCTAAGCCAGCACCTAAGGAAGAACCTAAGGCGGGGCCAGAGCCAACAAAGCCGACGGAACCTGCAGCTCCTCCGATTGCACCAAAGAAGGCTAAGCCAAAGGGGGAGTTTAACCCGGAACTGTACGTGGGTCGATACCCCAAGGTCGGCGAGAAGTTGAAGCTCCTGCGGGCTGGCAACATCGGTAAGGTTGGACTAGGCGCACTGGCTGCTTTAATGCTGGCCCGACAGATGAGGCCAGAACAGGATTCGCGGCCAATTGAAGCGCAAATGGAAGAAGCGCGCACGCAGTCTCGATCTGCACGGATTGCCAAGGCAATGGAAGATATGCGTATGCAGCGCTCGATTCAGCAGAACCAGATGCGCCTTGCACAAGCTAACCCCACCCTCTACACTTCTGTCATGGCTGGGCGACGTGTGCCCACCAACTCCGTAGTGTTGGGGGGACGACCCCGTACGGATCTAATGCGAGAACTAGCGGCGTCTATGGACAGTGGACGCTACGCCCAGCAAGACCCACTGTCCGATTTGATGGGATAAACAAATGCCTGGACAAAACCCCGTTGTCGCCGAACACTACAAGGATCAGTTTCAAACGATCTCTTTCCCTATTCACGGCAGCACCATTACCCGTGGTGCAATTACTCCGCTGCTCTACGTTGAGAAGCGTCAGATCGTGGTTGACGACGTGCGTCTGATTACCCGAGTTGGTGTTGACAGCCTGACTATTGATGTTGGTTTTACCCGTGGCGCAGCTCCAGTTGGTGGCTGGACCGGCACTTACAGTTGCTCGGCTGCAAATGGTACAACGGTTACTATTGATAGCACTACTAGTGGGTTCCTGACCGTTGGTGACCGACTTGCTACTGTTGCTGGTGCTGCTCTTACCAACATCCCTGTTGGCGCATACATCCAGTCGTTTGGCACCTACACGGCTGCAGCCGGTACTGGTACTGTCATCATCAGCGATGCTGCTACTAACACTAGCTCTGGTGCAACTGGTAATGCGATTGATTTCAACTCGGTGCTTACCGCCCCAATGGCTGCTGCTACGGCAAATGCCAACACCATTGTGGTGGGTGCAATCAACAGCAACCAGAGCACAGTGCCGACCACGGCTCCCAATAGTTACGCTGTAACGACCCCCAACAACATCGTGCCGGGTCCGGTTACTGTTGGCTCAACGACGACTCTTGGTGGCGTGCTCAGCATCGAAGCCCGTGGTGCCGCAACTACCAACTACATTGGTACTCTTCAGATCCGTTACCGCGAGCGTCAGGCCTAAGCCATGAAGAAGAAAGGCCCCAAGAAGGGCGGTTGCGGTTGCGGCCGCTGAGGTAAGATCCCCCGGAACGGGCCCCGGATGACGCGAAAGCTCTCCGGGGCCTTTTCATATGATCCAGAACCAGATCAAAACAGATGAAGAAGGTTTCCCAGATTGGGAGCCTGTTTCATTTTATGACGCCCCCGCCACGATCATTACGCAGATCTACGACGGCGAGGGATCTCTGGGTCGTGCAGCCCGCACGCTTCTTGACCAGTCCTCGCTCAGTCCCAAGGAGCGTGACTCCTACGTCCAGCGCATCAAGAAGTCCCATGGTGGCAATCCGGTCCTTGATACTGTTATTGATATTGCCATGAACCCGCTGACGTGGTTGCTTGTTCTTACCAACCCAGTCACTGCAAAACAGTTCCGTAATGCCAAAGGCAAAATGTTGGGTGGCGTTTCAGAGATGGGCAAGGTTGGTCGCAAGATTGTGGACGCCCTGCGCGGTGTGCATGCCCTTGGATCTGCGTTCATGAACGAACACGCAGTCACGTCGCAGGCAATCAACCACTTAGCATCCCGTCAGCAGCAGATCATGGAAACGCTGCAGGAACTGGGGGGTAAGTCGCGTGGCAAAATGCTTCAGAATCTCACGGAGACCTTGGGCGAAGAGGTGTGGGACTTTGACCACACCCGTTACTCAGGAGAGAAGAAGCGCAAGATCTCCCTGCTAAACAAGATGCTGGCCGTGGATACCGGCGGGTTCTTCCGAGATGATGCGTTGATGAAGCACCAGCTGGCGGACCTGCCACGCATTGCCGTGGTGTCCGGCCCAGAAGGCGAGTACGCCCGCATTCTCCCACCACTACCAAAAGGAGAAGGTGAACGGGTTTACATCAAGGGTGCCAAGCTAACACTTGATGGCCAGTTGCACACGCTGGTTGATCGTCCGCTTGTTGTCAACAGCGAAGAGACTTACGCCCAAGGCAAGCGTCTGCTGGGACGCGACTTTGATTACTTGACGGTAGAGGAAGTTCCGATCTTGAACTCGTCCCGTCTTCCCATTACCCGCGAAGAGGGCATGAAGCTTCTTGCGGACGAGGGCTTTGACGTGGCTACGGTCAAGGAGTACATGGGCGCTGTACGGAAGCAGCAGCGGCACCTGGCTGCTCTTGGCCTTGGACCTACGGTTGCAGGCACTCCTCTTTCTACAGAGGGCTACTTCAACGTGGACCCGAACAAGGTGCTGCATTCAATCCAGTATTTCAAGGAAGAGCAGGGATTCCGAAATAATTTCAGTGCTGCTGAACAGGAAGCGTTCCATGACATGGTGGGCACCCTGACGGAAAACATCCTTCCTGACTGGGTTGAGGCGGCTGTTGCCAAGAACACCATTACCAAGACTCGAGTCAATGATCTGATCAAGCGGTTGTACGAGCCGCAGTTGAACAACCCCCATTACTACCCCCGTAGTCTGGCCAACCAGTGGATGCGAGACCAGAACTTGGCAATGCGTGTGGAACCATACGACGTGGCCCGTATGAACACCCGTAACCCAGAGGACAACCTGAAGGTCCGCTCTGCTGCACTGCTGCGTGAACGGCCCGACGTGATGCTGGACCATGGAGACTTGGCTGAGTTGCGTGAGATGTTTGGTGACCGGCTGACCGACAAGCAGCACATGATGTGGGACAACCTGATCGAGCGCACCGACAATTTTGTCGCTGAGCAGATCAGCAAGAACAAGGTGGCTTCCACTCTGCCGTTGGACTTTGAACGGGCCGGCCGTGCGTACGAACAGAAGATGATTGGTCAAGCCATGATGTATGGCGATGACGTACCAGAACACCTGCTCCAGTCGCTGGAAGAAGTCAAGAAGATTCCTACTCGTGTAGCTAATGAGGAAGACCGCACAAAACTTCCACTCGGTACCCCCACAAAGTACCGAGCACAGACACTCAAGAACTTGGGCATCACCGAGAAGACCATGGAAAGCATCTCGTTTGGTGATGCTTCCTACCCCACGCGTTTGAAGTACAGCTACGCGGCCCGTCAGTGGCGTGAGGAATTGGATCTTGTCTACGGGCAAATGCACAAGACAACCGACCCATTGAAGTTGGAAACTCTTGAGCGGCGTCGCAAGGCAATCAGCGAGGAACTGGACTTCATCTCCCAGTACCGCATGCCATTCGCTTCCACCCAACAGCCCCGTTCAATGGGTGAGTTCCTACGTGTGCTGATGCCACGTGAGAACAAGGAAACCCGGGAACTGGTGGACGGTTTCATCCTACCCCGACTGTTTGGTGGGGCCCAAGGCAAGCACGCTGTAGCCATGACTGCATTGCAGGCATCGCGTGCCACCATGCAGAAGTTTGTGAACAGTTCGCTGGGCAAGATGCTCCGCGATAGTGGGGGGACACTGGGTCGTAATATGTTTGAGGGGGCTCAGGCTTTTGCGGAACGACCTGTCTACATTCAGGACGCAGCCAACTTAAGCCGTAACGCTGCCGGTTACCTGTACTCAACGCACTTGTCATCCATCATGACGGGCATGTACAACGCATTCCAGCCGTTTACCTGGGGTGCTGCTTGGGTGGGCGTGCCGGAGGTGATGAAGGCGTACCCCAAGGTGCTGAAGCAGATGGCGAATTACGAGCGTGAGCGCGTTCGATACGGCATCATCATGGACCCGCAACAGAAACGCGATTTGTTCCGCAAGCACGTCCCGCTGGCCAATTACCATGGCCGTGATTTGACCATGCTCAATGAAGACTTCCTGTCCACACTAGACAGTGCGATCTTCTCGGGTCGCGTGCAGCGCAAGTCGGGCATGCTGAAAACTATCTTCATGGACATGCCACTGAAGTTCTTCCAGAAGATTGAAACAATGAACCGCATCGTCATGGCAGAAGCGGGCTTGTCGTTCTACGAGAAGCAGCTGGCAGCCAACGGCATGCGTATGGCTCCCATGGAGATTGCAGACAACGTGCAGACGTTGCAGTCCATGGCCAACTTTGCACCCCAGGCCACAACCAAACCTCGAATCCTTTCCGACCCTAACACGGGCGCAGGATTCTTGGCTAACCCAACCATGGGCATGTTGCTGCAGTACCCCCTTCGCTTTGCAACAAACATCGCCACCTCAGGAATGGTGTTCGGAGGCAAGCGCAGCATCGGCTTGCAGAAGTTCGGCGGACCCGAGTTGTTTGAAGTGCCTGCTCAGGTTGCCGACATTGGTCGCGTGCTGGGCATCAGTGCAATCATGTATGAGGTGGGCAAGAACCTCATGGGTCTTGACCTCTCTCCCGGCTTGGGCGCTCAGTCAGCGATGGGTCTTGCAGATACTGCCACTCGCGGATGGTTGCCGGTACCTGTGGACATTGCAGTCAACTTGACCAAGGGTCTGCTGGATGACGATAAGGACTCAATGCGTCGTCAGGTGTTCCGTCTGTTGCCTGCTGGTATCCCACTGTCAAAGGCGTTGGGTGCACTGCCGTCCATGGACAACACTCCAGTGGGCATGCTGCAGTCGCAGTACGCCGACTGGAAGAACCCTAACCAACAGGGCCTGATTCCCGTCTACAAGGACGACGGAACGCTGCAGTCGTTTGAGTCCCCGCTGGCACTAGTACTCAAGGGCGTGGGCTTTGACCCGCGCAAGTACCAGTCCCCCCAAGAGGCGACCAAGTTCCTGCTGTCCAACCGCCAGCAGATTGTGGACATGAAGCGTCAGTACAAGGACGCGGTGCTAGGTAACAATATGGCCCAGGCATCCAAGATCGAAGAGGAATACAAGACGCGGTTTGGCGTAAGCATGACGGTCAAGCCAGACGAGTGGGACTCTGCCATCAAGTTGCGCGAAGTGTCGGTCAGCGAGCGCATGGTGGACTCGATGCCAGCTGATGTGCGTGGTGTCTACCAGCAATCGCTAGGGGGGCCAATGGGACAGGCCATGGGCTTGCCAGATGGCGGGCTTTACATGGGGGATGCTGCCAAGCAGCGTGACGCTATCCGTCAGTTCTCGTCTGGATTATCCAATCCGTCATCCGACGAAGGCAGCTGATGGTTGTCCCACTTACCCATGGTGTAAGCCACAACTTCTTCTGCGGTAAGCCGTTCCATCCAGTGCATAAACGATGAGCCACGGTCTGGCTCGTCGGGCTGTTCTTCCCGCCACCTGCGATACAGCATGAACGTGGCTGAGATGACCAACCCTGCCTCTTCTACGCGCATGGTGTGCACGGCCTCGAGCACACGAATGCGCTCTGAGAACCGATTGACCATCCGCTCGAGCATGTCGGCGTGAGCTTGCAGCTCGCCCTTCTTTTCAGATGGACGGGCTGGGGTCCGAGGACCTCCATTGACCCTATGCCGGTAGCCACGCATTGCCTTAGAGTCTAACGGCTGGATAACGGTCTGCGAGATGGGGCTGTTGATTTCGATGTTGATTTGGGTCATATACGATACCAAAACTGGAACTTGGTCCCGTCGTCTGTAGCCCTCGCGGACCACCTGACGGCTCGGGGGGTGAGCCTTTGACCCGACCCAAGGATGCCGTCCATGGCATCCCGGATCGGGCCAGGTACTTGGAAGGTAGCGACTCGCCAGCTACCACCTTCCAAGAATGCTGTGAAGTCTAGGCTGTCCGCCAGCCGCACCACGTTGCCCCGTACGGGCTCCGACTTATCCAGCCACCCTTCTAACGTCTCCTTGGAGGGGGCTCCGTGGAGGGCCGCCCAGGACGCCAGGAGCCATCGGGTGTGTCCCCCCAGCGGATGGGGGGTCTCCCACAGGTCGAGGGCACAGCGGCTGCGGTAGAGCCCGCGGCGGGGGGACAGGGTGATGGGGGGCAGGGGGCAGGCTTTGGAACCCCGAATGGTGGTCCAGAACCGGACGGATCTAGGGTTCTTGGCGTCAGGGCGGATGTGTTGAATGTGGGCCATGCCGTTTCCAGCATGGACCCACTTGCAAAAGGAAGCCCCCTGGACACCGGTCAGGTAATCCAGGGGGCGATCGTGGGGGGACGATTGTTCGCCATGGTAGTGACTGCTTCCCACAGGGCAAGTCATGGCGTTGGAATCAAGACAGCGACAGCGGGGCGACCAAGAACTCCTTGAAGTACTTGGTGCCGGGCTTGGCCTTGCTCTCGTCGTAACGCGCGCGGAGCTTGACCGGAATCACGTTGCCGTTGTTGATGCGCTCCTGCACGGTCTGCATAGCCATCTGCAGATTCTCAGGACGACGGCCGATCAGGGTGGTGAGGTGACCCTTGATGCGCTCCAGTTCGATGCGAGCGCGGGTCTTGGCACCCTCGTCGGTCAACTGGGTGGGGTCAGCGGGCATCTGGAAGCGGGCACCCGTAAAGCTGCGAGGCTCGGGGCTGCCCGGATCTTCGACCATCTGGTACTGAAACGTGATGTCGATGGACGGGAACAACTGGCCGTCCTTCTGCTTGAACTCTCCTTCCTCGATGGTCATGCCCGTGACGAGCACGGCGTGGTCACCGGCATCGGGACGCCAGCCTGCGCCGGAGCCCTCGGTGTTGGCCTCGACCGAGGCGAAGGAGTTGTTGTACGCAGCGAACATGGTGGACTTGATAGTCATGACAGTAAACCTTTCGTGAAAGGAGATGAAAATGGAAATGAGACACGGAACGAAATCAACGAAACAATCAACACGTTATACGGACTTGTCGATTGAGTAATCGGGAGGCGGGGGTGGGACACCGTCGAGGGCCCACCCCCAGCCCTTCCGGGGGTCAGGGAGTGTTGGCGGTCTTGTAGGCTTCTTCGAACAAGCCCCAAGGGTCAACTGCACTGGTCACGTCGATGTCCTGCATCGGCTTGAGAGTGCGAGTACGGATGAGTCGCAGGTAGCGCGGGTCACGGAACGAGATGGTACGCGTGATCGTCTGCTTGGTAACAGTACGGTTCTGCGTAACCTGCTTCCCGGCCACGGTAACAACTGTTGGTTCCACGGTGGAGACTTCGCGCACTTCCGAGCGCATGGGTGCAATGATCTCTACCACCTTGGACAGTCGCTCCCGCAGGCCGGGAGGCAGGGACAGGTAGTGCTCCTCTACCTTGGATCCTTCGCCGATCTCCACCCAGTCGCGGGACAGGTGGGCGAGCAGCCAAACGCCGTAACCATGTGAGCGCAGACGGTGAGCCACATCAATCACCGTGTCGTACAGACGCTCCCACGCTGCAGGACCGTGTGCCTGCTCAAAGAGTTCCTTGCCCATCTGCCGTGCAACCCACGGCTTGAGCAGACGGATCATCGGGATCATGGTGTCAATGACGACCATTGAGGGGCGCTCGTCTCCGTTCTTAGCCATATCACATAACTGCTTGATCTTGGCTTCGACGTGGTCCCAGGTAATGATGAGCGGCTTTCCGTCGACGTCCATTGGACGACCATCAAGACCAATGCCGGGCCACACTGCACACTTGGCGTGGGGGGACACGGTGCTGGACAGATCGAGGTTGATGACAAAGGCGTCGGGGCAGGACTGGAACAAGTAGGACTTGCCAGAGTTTTGCTCACCCACGACCATGCCGAAAAGATTACGGAGCGAATAGAGACCAGGTCCACCCTGGAATCCTAGCCCCTTATATGCCCGAACGGGGCCATTGCCTGCTGCTGTTGTCTGATGAATGCTCATTGGAATTCTCCTGATTGACGTGCGAGTTCACCGAAGGCGTCACCGAATCCCCGCGACGGGCGGAAATCAAAAGTTTTTTCGTTGTCAAACTTGACATCCTCCTCCCCCGCATCCGGGCGGGGGCCGGCCCCCCCGCCCGGGGCGGGGACTGGACTCAAACCTTCAATATGAACTGTCTTGCGGAACGAGATGCCTAGTGCTTCCAACCACGTGCTGAACGTGGAGAAAGACACCGTGCTTCCGGTTGCCTTCTTGAATGCTGCGTGCAGCGTGGACTTGTTGGTGATCTCAGTCTCGCTGCGAAGCAGGCCCGCAAGGTAGGGGCGCACAACTTCGGTGAGAATCTGAGTCATCAAACTTCCAAACTCGCTGCGTTGCAGCTTGCCTTCTGGGTAGGGATCACTGGACATTTGCTGTCTCCTTTGGTGCGTCTCGATCAACGATGACAAAACCTTCTTGCATCACGATGTCTGGCCACTCCGAAACAGGACGCAAGACAAACGGTGCGTATGTGTCGAGTGTACCAGTACCATGAACTTCTGTGGGCCACGGATACTCATGCGGTTCAATCTCTGCAATGCGCCACTTGTTGAGAGCGGCGAGGCGCGCACGATACTGACCTACCCACTGTTTGTCTAGTAGGGCAGTACCCGAAGTGAAAGATAAATCCACAAGAGGTTCAGCCACCCGCTCTGCCTTGAGGTGCACATAGTCCTTCTCACCCATGTACCACTGGCGGCAGCGCTCAATGTAGTTCTCTAGCCGGGGCTCCCCTGTGTACACTTTCTCATTGCGAGGCTCGCCCTTGCGGGGTCCACTCTTGAATGGCGTGGTGTCCAGGATGTAGTCCCTATCGGACTGGCCGAAGGAGATGGTGGGCTTACGCACAATGGCGTGAAGCATGCCCCCCACGGTGGTGTCATCGGGCAGATCGAACTGCTTCTGCAACTGGCCACGCTGCAACAGATCGTGGGCGATGCTCATGTAGTGCTGGGTCTGTGGCTCAATTGGGCACGAGGCTCCACGGATGCGAGGGCTGATGCCCGTGGTCTTGTAGTCCACGATCCACAAGGAGCGCTGTGGCTTGTGGAACAGCAGCAAGTCAGGCTGCATAACACAGGTCACAGGGTCCATGCGCTTGTCGTCCAGTGTCAGGTCTGTACGCAGCAGGCACTCGTTGCACAGGGGGACAAAGTCAGGCCCGCTTAAGAACTCGTGCATGCTACGACCATTGGCAAGGGACCCCTCGATGGGCAGGTCCTTGGACACGAGGGACCAGGCCCACCCGCAAGTGGCGTCCTGCTCTTCGACGGCAACGATCTCACGCGTGCGTTGGTCCCCAATGGACAGCTCCTTGCATACGCTACGCATCTCGTCAATGCGTGCCTCAAGCTTGGCCTGGTATTGGATGTGGGCTGACTCCACGGTGTTGCTGGGGTTCATCAGCAACTCGAGGGCCGCGTGGAACCACGTGCCCTGCGAGAGGGCCACGCTGTAGCGCAGCGCTGGGACGAGGCCCAGCTTGCGAGTGAGGTAGTAGTGGAATGGGGATCCGAGCGAACGGAAGTCGGATGATCGGACGGGGGGACGACGCTCAACCAGACCGTGCTGGGCGAGCAGATCACGCGACCCCACTGGGGTCGACCGGAACTCAGGTGGCATATTGTTCTCCTGTTAGGTGGTAGTAAGTAAGTTTAGTTCAGTTTGCGTCTTAGTCACTGGCCAGTACTTGACCTGTGCAAAAGTCATGCACGGCATATAATTTCCGTAACTTGTTGTTGGAAGCCTGCCCAACACAAACTTCGTTGAGGCATACAGGTCTCCAGTTCCTGCCCTGTTGATAGTTCCAACTGTTCCACCATTCAAAACTGCAGCAACGATTGGATCGCTAGTTGTGTTAACGCTGCAAGCATAACGTGTTTGTGCGTTGAGGGTGTACCCTCTATACACTTCATTTGGACCACCAGAACTCAAACTTGGTCCGCGCGCTGCAACGCCAATATTGGTAGAGTTTGTGAACACTTCAAATGTTGGTCGTGGACTAGGGCTGTTACTGTCCATAAACCCGACGATCTCTGTGTAAGCACCGGGTGTTTGCTTGTGAATGATGCCGCTCCAGTAAAGCGTACCGTTGGTGGTGCTCACTTGGAAAGGAGAAGCATCAGCAATGAAACACTGGTCAGCTGCTCGTGTCACAGCAGCAGTAGTTGTTGGGATGTACGAGGATGCTCCGTTGCCTGCTTCAAGTTGCGCGCCCCAAACGTAAATGCCGCTTCCAGTAGTCCCTGCATATGAGGTTGTGGTTCCGTCTGTAGACAGCCTCATTTGACAGTTTGCGCTTGTTTGTCCAGCAGCGGTTGTAAATCGCATTTCAATCCGATACCACCCGGTTGTTCCGATTGCTGTAACCCTTGTGTTACCGGCGACTGATTCGCTAACAATGTTTCCGTTTGACAGGTTTACCATGTTAGTCGCGCTGCTTCCACCGTTTTCATACAGCTGGACAAATGTTCGTTCGACTGCTTTTGCCCAAACGCTGAAGGTATATGCCGTTGAAGCAGAGGCAGTAGGCACACTTAATGTTGCATGCACTCCGTTTGTAGTTGTTTCTTCAACTTTGACAACTGTTCCGCTTGATCCAGTTGGGTTGGTGGTTGTGACTGTTCCTCTTGTCGTATTCACTGCTGAGAAGTTCCAGTTCACTGCGCCGCCAGTAGTTTGAAATGACTCACTCCAGTTCAACAGGTTCGTTGCGCTTCCCTCAATTAGCAGCCCTCGAGGGGCTAGCGTGGTCGGGTTGTAGTCAAAGCGTGGCACACCAGCAGCAACACTTTGCACATAACCACTGCTGTTGATAAAGGTGGCTGTTCCAACTGCACCTGAAGTGGTTGAAGAACTTCTATCAAAGGTGAAGCGCGAATCCAGAGATGACATCTGGGTAAAGTCAAGGGTGAGCGTGGACCCGTCGCTTGCTTCGAGTGCGGGGTAGATGCGGTTACGCTGATCGCGTGTGCCGAAGGCGTCAAGAGAAGACGCGCGTGTTCTGTTCATCACATCTCCCCAACGTGGGCGTTCACCTTAGTGCCAGCAGTGGCAACAAAGTTCAACTCAACCAGTTCAAAACCCTGGGAGTCAACGACAAAGTAAGCGTCCGTGTTGCCCGTGGAAGGTGCAAACAGTTTGGCATCACCCGCACCCTTGGTCAGGGTTGCTGCGGCCAGAAGTTCCGTGCCGTTGAGGGTGAGACCGGTGCTTGCAGAACGAAGGCTAGCCATGGTGACTTCGGCAATCAGGTGGGGGATCCAGTAGCGGGTATCGCTGCATAGGGCCCAGCCAATTACACGGATAGTGGGAGTAGCAGCAGAAGCCCAAGGGTGAATCTTCATGTAGTTCGAAGTGGAACCAAAGACGATTGAGCCACGAGTTGCCGTAGTAGTGCTCACGTCAGTTGCGGGCCGGGTCGTAGTGGGGTTACGAACCTGCGCGGTTGCTGCGGTAGTGACATCCGTACTACTCTTGTTGCCAAGATAGGTGTTGCGGACGATGGTGTTGAGCATCACGTGTGGCATGGTGGTTCCTCAGAGGGGGTGATAGTGGGGAGTATAGGGCACAGTGCCGCGTTGACCAAGAGGCGTACTGCCCACTCGGCCACGGCACGGCGTGCACTCATGCTGGTGTTCGGTAAGAGAATCAGACCAATGTTTCTTTCAAGCAAGATGCGATGCAGGGCGTCGATCGCATTCCAGGGATCAGGCAGATCCTTGGTGGGGTTCATGGTGTCGAGCAGGTTCCCTTCGAGCAGGAGGTAGGGGTAGAAGCAGGCTTCTTTGAGTCGGTCCATTGCCGCTGTGAATTTGCGGCGACCGTCGGCGGTCAAGCAGTTCCCTGCCACCTCGGCTAGTGAACCCTTCCGCTCGATTAGACAGGCGACTTCGTACCCCTTGAGTGCGTAGTCCCCGGTGACGAGCGTGACCTTCTCGGTCTTGAGGCGGTGGGTTCGTGAACTCCGGGAGAGAGCAGGCAGGTCCGACCGAAGCGACGGAAGGTGCTCCGGAAAGGGCAGCGGCTTCTTCTCCCTAGAGTCCACGAGGATCGTGAGTTCGTTGTTCACCCCCGTAGCCTAGCTGAAGTCGTACTCCAAGGGAACTGTGTTGCCGTAGTGGGACTGGAGCTTGGCCCAGTACCCGGTGTCACGGACCTCCTCAATGTGGGACTTGATCTTGGACTTGAGGGTGTCGAGGTCCACGGAGGGGTGGACGTCGAGGTAGACCGCGTCATAGATCTGGAGGAACATCTTGACGTGGGGGGACAGGAGGGGGGCGATGGCTCGCTGGATTGCGAGGAGGGTGTTGCCGGCCTGGGTCTGGATAGGGAAGTTGACGATCTCGTTGAGGTGCTCGTCGCTTCCCCCCACGAAGGTGCGGGACTGGCCGGTAAAGGGAAGGACAAGGTGGCCGTCGATGTCGGCGCGTCGGAGAAGGGAATGCTGCCAGGCATGGAGGCCGGGGCGGGCGTCGGGTCGGGTCTCGGCTACCTGCTCGAAGAAGGACAGGGGCATGAGCTGGCCGGTCATCTCGTGTACTGACATCCGCATGCGGAAGGGGGAGGCAAGGAAGAGGTCGGCGAAGTTCATGGTCTTGCCCACTTGACGTTCAAGTTTCTTGAAGGTTTGTGAAGTAAGGCAGGTCTTGCCGAAGAGTTGGACGGCTCGGTCTGTGTGCAGGTCGAGTCCATTGTTGAAGGCGTCAAGGAGAGACCTGTCGCCAGAGCACAGGGCAGCTACGCGAAGCTCGATCTGCGAGAGGTCGAGAGACAGGATCGTGCCACCATGGAAGCGGGACTTGATGCAGGCTTTGATCTCAGGCGGGAAGGTCTGGGCCGAGGGACTCTTGCAGGTGATGCGGCCCTGAATGGTGCCACCTTCGGAACCCGAGTTGTCCTTCGATGCGGATGGCACGGGATACCAGACTGGGAAGGCGAGCCCGTCAGCCTCGCCGGGGTATGGGAGCGGGAGAACGGTGGACGACTTGTCTTCGGGCTTGTTGCGCTTGCCCTCGAGCAGGGGCCAGATGTAAGTGGAGAGCATCTTCTGTGCGCGCTGATGAGCGGCTGCAGCTGTGAGTACGGCGATCTCCTTGGTGTCAGTGTCGAGGAGGAAGCCACGGATCAGGTTGCGGTTGGCGTCAGAGAATGAGAAGGCCCGGGTCTTCTCGGTGAACTGGGCAAGGGGGTGGGAGAGGACGTCGATGTT